GGATCCATTATCTTCATCTCGAATTATGACTTTGATGCCATGATTGATAAGGGTCATAAGCTGGCTCCGCATCTTCAGGCGATGGTGTCTCGTGCTCACTATCTTGATTTGGCGATGAAGACTCGCCAGGACTATCTTGTCCGCATTCGTCAGGTAGTTGCGCAGGGTCTGCTCTCGCATCTCGATTTCGAACAGCAGGTAGATGTGCTGACGTTTATCGAGGCGTTTGCTGATAATCTCCGTGAACTGTCGCTGCGTATGGCTCTGAAGATTGCTTCTATTCGTAAGACTAACTCTAACTGGGAGAAGGTAGCGAAAGTTACCTGTTGTAAATGATGAAGTGTTGGATTGTTGACATTGATGGAACGATTGCCGATACAGAGCATCGTATTCATTATATAACGAATGGGCATAAGAACTGGGATGCTTGGCATGCTAATGCTCATAAGGATCAGCCTATCGAGGAAGTTGTTGATCTATTAGATATGGCAGTGATGAATGATATTAAGATTGTTCTCTGTACTGCTCGTGACGAGAAGTGTCGAGACGACACGCTCAATTGGCTCGCCGCTAATCATATTCCATACGATGCTCTGTATATGCGTAAGCAGTGGGATCGTCGGGATGACGACATTGTTAAGTTCGAATTGCTCGAGCAGATCTATGAAGCAGGATATGAGCCTGTCCTCGTGCTAGAGGATCGTGATCGTGTCGTCAAGATGTGGCGTTCAGCTGGCCTCCGCTGTCTGCAGGTTGCTCCGGGAGACTTCTGATGAAACGATTAGTATACGCCCTATTATTGCTGCCGTCAATGGCCTACGCCAAAGAGGATGTAGAGTGTGCCAAGAAACACACAGACGGACAGATACATTGTGACGCTCATAAGACAGTGACGATTACTCGCATTGTAGAGAATGGTGGAGAGTGTGCTGATTACACTCTCTACCGTATTATTCCCGAGGGTTATCATTGGGTAATCCCTGCCCAGAGATCGTGTCATTACATTTCTGGCTTGACTTTATACACTAAAGAAGGTAAAATATATAAATTCGCTCCCCTCTAGGAGATAGAGATGCGCCTTACTGTTCGAATGAAGGATCCTCGATATGATGTCAGACATCGTTATGCTAGCTGCTGCGTTATTCCTGAATATAATGACTATAGTGGGGATTTGGTCCCTCGCTTCGCATGGTTGGACGACAATTGGTTTGTATTAACAACGGGAGATAAAGATGCCCCATTCCGTATACTTCACAAGGACGGTATCATTTGTGGTTGGCTGGGGAGCAGCGATAGCTCTGATACTGGACACAGCACAATGGTTTGTATCCCACGGAACGGAAAGTCCTATACTGTCAGTCTGTGTGATGACGGCAGTCTCGCTTGCAGCTGCACTTCTTATGGCTATCGGCGTCGCTGCTCTCATATCGACGAAGTAATGGAGGCTGCATGATTTATGTTCTAATAATGACAATACAATCATCTCACAGGGATGGCGGTCTCGCAATGCATTCTATTGAGTTCAGCGATTTTAAGGGTGCGTGTGATGCTGGTTACAAATGGCAAGAGTCATTACGGAATCATTCAGTAGGCTCTAGTTATGTAGTAGTGGAGAAACCATGAAACTCTTAAAGGTTAAAGAACAAATCCTGGATATTACCTGGGAACATGGTAAGAATACTAAACTGTTTGCTGTAGTATATGATGGTTTTGGTTCCAAACGTGCAGTCGTTGCTGTATTTGATTCTGAATACTGGGCGAATATGTTTCGAAACGCAAGCAATATTAAACAAAATCTAACAATCATGGAAGTGAAACGATGAAAATGATATTCAAATACCCACTTGGTATGGATATCCATCACAATGCTGTGTATGAGATCGAGATGCCCAAGGCGTCAAAGATTCTAGATATCCAGAATCAGGGAGGAATACCAGTCATCTGGGCGATTGTTAATCCCAAGAAAGAGAAGCGTAAGTATACCTTTCATGTATTTGGTACTGGCTTCGAGATGGCTGATTACGACAAGAAGCATTATGAATACATCAAGACAGTACAGACAGGCCATCTTACTCAGCTAGTATGGCATATCTTTGAGGTACACGAATGACCAAGTATTGTAAGGATTGTAAGTGGTGCTCTTGGAAAGAGCCTACTGGTCTTAAAAAGATATTCCCATTTCTAATTCCTGTTGATGATTGGCTAGAATATGCCAAATGTTTACATGAGACTGCATTAAGTAATAGTAAGGTAAAGGTATACGATCATCTAGTTACTGGTCAGCCGCCAAAGTTTAGAAAAGCTGATTACAGTTATTGTGGTACGATGCGATCATTGAATTACGATGGTTGTAATGCCTGTGGCGAAGAAGGCAAATATTGGGAGCCTAGAGATGTTTGAACCGACTGAAAAATTGATTCTTGGTAGCGTATTCTTTGGATTGGTTGTGCTTATTGGTGGTGCTATCTGGTTAGATAGTGGTCATCGAGAACAGGTAAATCAAGAGTCTATTCGCTGCGCAGAGGCTGGTGGTGTATATCTCGAGAGAACTTATACTGTCGGCAAGAATCAAACAGGCCATCTATATACCTGTGTATCTAGAGACGTAATCATTAAGGATTTTTAATATGACACACGAAGATGCAATTTTTATTATCTCATCACTGCATTATATTGAGACAGTGCTGACATCTATTTGGTTGTTTGTTGGAGTAATCATGATCATGATTGCATGGAAGAGCTGATGCCTGCTAAGATCACTAAGACCAGTCCATTTACCAACATCACTCGCACGATGCAGTTTGAACGCTACGATCAGGATGAGTTTGACTCACGCCTATTAGCATGGCGCCGAGGCGAGAAACTTATTCAAGAGGCATTCCCGGAACTGTCTGCTAACGCTCGCGAGTTCATTAAGAACGGTATTACTACAGAGGAATGGGACAAGTATATGGGCGGAGACGACTGACCTGTGATGTGACCAACTCGCTGACCAACTTAATGACCAACGAGTTGACCTATCGTCTGACCTAAGTGATTACCTATCGGTTGACCAACAATTATTACCTACGCCAAGAGCAGCGGCGACTCGGGCAACTACCGATGCTTTATTCCCACCAATGTGCCATTCATAATCATATACAGGCGTAGTCGGCATTTTCCAGTCATATATGGTAGCGACTTCGCCGTCGGCAAACTTAATAATCCATTCTGAATTAGTCTTATCGCCGCCATTAAGCGGCTTACCAAACGCCTCGACCAGATCAGCGTAGGTCGTATTAACATAACCAACCAGACCAGTCATATAGGCGTCGTCATAGTTATTCGTAACGGTATACTTCATGACCTATCTCCTGACCTATGGGTTGACCTAGAACTCAGCTACCAACTTACCATTCTCAATAGAGATATAGATATTAGCAGTTTCAATCTCGCCATCTAGATTCTCGTAGTCGATAGTATACACAATCGTACCGAGAGATGACTTATTATAAGAGGCAGAGATTATATCATCACCACCATAACCCGATTCGGTTAATAAGTCAACCACATTTTCCGTAGTTAATTTAGTAAAGTCGGTGTTAATAAGCATGTGTTCTCTCCTATGGTATAGTATATTATACCTTAATTCCGGTAAAAGTCAAGCGTGACCTAGACCATGACCTAGTATGACTCCGATGCCTTAGTATCGATCAATCCGGCGTATAACTCATTATAAGGATTATCCCGACGAATTAACTCCGCCTCGGCCAATTTGGTTTCCGGCATAATATAAGCGCCAGAAACACCAAAATTCCAGTAAATCAAATAGTGTAATTGATCGTCAGTAAACCGATCAATAGTAATTCTCCCCTGTTCTAATTTGTCGGCCATTTCATCAGTAATAGCCAACCAATTCTCGTTAATATCATCAGAGGTAGTAATCATTATAATTCTCCTTATTAACTAGATTAGGCGAGTTGTTTAAGCGTATACATTTGACCGCCGTATATATCTTCGCCGTGAACGATATTAATCATATCGCCGTCTAGGACGATAGTAAACTCGTCGTAATAGCCGATAAGCGGATCGGCGGACTCACAACCGGCAAAGGCATCCCAGTCATATTTGTCGAACGGCTTAAACTCAGTCTTAGCCATAACAGAGAATAGCTCAGCTTGAGTCGGGTAGGTAAACGAAGCGGTCATAGAGTCAACTCCCTTATCAATCATCATATTATTATATTACCCCGATCCCCGAAAAAAGTCAACCATAGTAAAAACAACGACTTAGGAATAAGTCTAATGAAATCAGTCTCTTAGCACAGGAAATATTTTTAAAATAATTTTCTCCCCGTATGGCTCAGCTGGCGCTTGCTATTTTTGAGGTTTCGGGTATAATAAGAATATAACCTAAGGAGAAAACTATGTCTTTCCGCGAATCCCTTATAAACTCTTTAAACGGTTTTTGCCTTAATTCCCCGTCGGACGGTTATGATTGGGGCGAATTATTTGATAAGCCGTTCGCCGAATTAAGCGAAGAAGAATTAATTGAATTGAATATTCACTATTTAAACTACTTAAAGGGGGAATAATAAAATGAATAAGCGGATTACTATAGAAAAGTATGGCGAATATTATAGAATAATCGCCGCTTTATATAATCCTGACGACTATTATCCGGTAAGGGTAGAGGAGATTGTTGAGGGAAAGGTATTAAGCGAGATTAAGGGAATACTATTCGAATTACTACCGGATTGGAAAGATGTAGTAATAGAGGGGGAATAAAATGACTAAGCGGATTACTATAGAAAAGAACGGCGAATATTATAGGATTATTGCCGCCCATTATAATAATATAGAGCCAGTTTACATAGAGGAAATAGTAGAGGGTAAGGTATTAAAAGAAATTAAAGGCATATTATTCCAATTACTCCCGGATTGGAAGAATATTAAGATTGAAGGAGAATAAAATGGTAGCTACCTATATCCTAATAGTATTCTTTAATTACAATCATTCAGGATTCACGGCGGAATTCTATACTAAGGATAGTTGCGAGAAAGCGGGTAAAGCTATTATATCAACCGCCTATTCCTTTCCCAATTATATCTGTGTGGAGAAATAACCCAAATGAATTTATATATAACCGACAGCGGCGTAGTAATCACCGTCAAATACATTATTGTAGTAGGCAAAGTAACATATAATGAAACCAGCGAGAAATACTATTTTACGGTAGTATTACACGGACTGGATCATCATTATAATATAGATTTTGATACAGAGGAAAAAGCCACTGGCGAGCGTAATCGCCTTATTAGCCTTATGAAGGATTGAAATGATTCTATATCTATACGCAACTGGTATACTATTATCAATAATTACGCTGTTTATTATATTTGCTGAAGATAGGGGATTAGAATTAAAATGGTATAATTACTGGATTACTCTATTCTGGCCTATATTCACCCCACTGATATTCCTATATTTTGTCTTTCTAATATACGAGGAAAAGAAACTAAAGGAGTTCAAATGACTAATAAAGCCGAACAAATAAATGATATAGAATTAGCAATTGACGCTACAATAGGTCAATTGTATTACCATTTATATCAATTACGCCAATTAGGAGAATACCAAAAGGAATATGATATACTAGGAACGCTATCCCATATGCTAATTGAGGATAGGCAATTCCTAAGGGAGAAATATAGGGAGCATTTGGGGAATTATAATGACCTATAATATCAAATTACCGAAGCGGATCGTATCCGTTCCTCCTATTCCTATTCCCCTATTACCTATACTAATACCGGAGTCGCTGGCGTTAATTATAATTACGGTTGGCTTGGCCGTGTATATTGGGGTAATTCACTTAAAATTAAAGGGGAATTAAAATCCTAATAATTAAATCGTAGCGAGGATTGGTCTGCGAAATTGCGAATTGCTGGGTCTGGCTTGGCCTTACTATTAACTATTATATAACGACTGACATACCAGCCCTTAATATTATTTAAAGGCTGATATACCAACCGCCAATTAAATTAGTAATTCACTTTAATTCTCAGTGAATTGCTTTATTAGTATTATTCTACCATTTCTATTATATTCGGGTCGCCGTTATAAAAAACGGTTATATCTAATAAATCGACCATTTCAATATTCGGGTTATTTAATAAATCGCTAACAATTTTATAAGCCTCATCAATATTATTAACCTTATATTCTAATTCAAAATTAGAATAATAGATTTCAAGTTTATTAGCGTTTTTCATTTTCATTCTCCTCTTATATACTATTATTATATTATAATATTTGGCCCCAAATAGCAAGCTCTGGCTTGGCCATAGCAGCCAATTATTTTTTTCTTAGTTTACGTTCGTTGGGGGTTGACTTTTTCGCAAAAAGGGAGTACACTCTAGGGAGTGGTTTGTTGAGGTGGGCTGGCTCCCCAGAATGTTTACTATCGAATATAAACGAGCGGCGCGAGCCGTCCGAACGTAAACGAAAAAAAACGACAGTATGGCAGAGCTCCCGCTTGACATTTCTGCGGGATAGGGTATACTGAGAATATAAGCTGAGGTGATGAAATGAAAATATGGCTGATTGAGATCTCCGGGACTGCTATTCGTGGCTTCTCTACTAAGGCTAGAGCTGAGCAATACGCCCAGTGTATGCTCGAGGAAGATATGTACCTGCCTCATGAAATTGAAGTTTATTCTATCGAAGTCGACGAATAGGGGTTGACTTTCCACAGGAATACGGTATAATCATATATGAGAGGATGATGATATGACGAATCTTGAGATGCAGAACCTGATTGGTATGATGCTGGTGATTACTGGCTTGGCACTGTTTGTTGTTCTTACTCAAATCCTGGATGTAATCCAATAATCATCGGAGATGATAATGACAGTATACGTAGTATTCTCTAATCATCCGGACTATATCCAACCAATGTTTCGAATGATCTTTGCTAGCGAGGAAGATGCTGCGGAGTGTGTAAGAAAACGTAGTCAACATGCTGGTGATCAGGTATCCTATTGGTATGAAGCCGAAGAGGTGATGTAATGATTAATACGTATGATCTCGCAGTGTTCTTCGATGGGTATAGCAGAGAATATCATAATATATCCATTGTGGCAGTCAAGCGGTATATTACCTATCATCGTGACACCAACAGCGATTATAAGGGTGCTGTATACATGATTCGCTGACAAGTCACTGATATCCCTAGAGGTGATGAAAAAAGTAATAGTAAACGAGAAAAAAGTCGTCCAGAGGGGTTGACAAATACCGGGATCCGGGGTAATATTAGAATATAAGATGAGAAACGGAGAAAACTGATGTCTAAGCGTTCTGATGCTATCGAAATTATGAAGGCCAATGCTAAGCTCCCGATGACCGATGTGGTTAAGCTGATCGCCGACCGTATCGGTGTGACGGATGCTAACGCTAAGTCCTATTACCGCTATATCGTTCAGCATAACCTTGGCCCTGGCACGGTCGAGAAGTCCACTCGTGCCCCGAAGGCTAAGTCTGCTACGCCGAAGAGCTCTAAGCCCAAGCTCATCAAGGCCAAGCCGATCAAGCTGACGGATAAGCCCAAGGTTACGGACAAGACCGTGGAAGAATTGGCCGATATCCGTGCCAAGAACCTTCAGCGTCTCAAGACTGTCCACAAGAAGTACGCCAAGGGACAATATGCTGATGGTGCCAGTGGTCGTGAGCATACGGACGAGGAAGCCCGTGCAGAGGTGACTAACCTGGAGAACGAGCTAGATTCGTTTAAAGCCCCTAAATTTCTGAATATGTCAGACGTTCGGGCGCTTGTTTAATCTTGTTGCCTCCAAGACGGTTCTTGTTGCCTATCTTGGAGGCGGCCATCTTGGCTCTCATCTCTGCCTTACGTGCGATCCAGGCAGGGTCTTGTTCTCGACGGATCATTGCTGCTCTTAGGTTGGCTTTGTGCTGTTCTGATGGTTTGGCACCACGTCTGTTCTTGATGGTGTAGCGATTGCCCTTGTTGGGTGATGTGATGCCCTTGGATGTTGGAGGATGCTCTTCGAGTAGTTGTTTGATCGTGGGTTGATCAGTGGATGGTGCAATGCCTAGAGCGTGGGCAAATGGATCGTCTATATACATGGGCTGATACCTCTCTATTAGGTGTTAGAGTCCATGGAGCTGCAACTCGCGATGGACGCTCTATTTAGTGGAATACTGAGTGCAGGCTCTTGATCCTGTGACTTGGTTGGGTGGATAGGCATGAAGGTAGGTTGATTGCTTATCCACCCATTATACCTTATTGCGCATACAAGTCAATATTTTAGTCGTTTACTATTGCTGGATCGTTGAGTCTGCGGACCTCCAGGTTCCAATAGTAAACGACTTTTTTCTTGATTTATTTTCACGTTATGGTTCAGTTGGCGCTTGACATTTCCAGAGAATCAGGTATACTGAATATAGTTGATGGAGGGAATCATGGAAGTGTACGTTGTTCTCTACGGTGTCCAATATGAGGGCATGGAGTTGCTGGGTGTGTTCTCGGACTACGTGAAAGCTCGCGAGTTCGAAGTGTCCTATAAGGCCAAGTATGCGGTTGGCGACGACTGTGAGTGGGTGGAAATCCGTAAGGTCGAGCTCGACAAGGTCTATGGCCAAATCTTTGACGTGGGAGAGGTGCTGTGATGACCAACAAACCGCAGAAGATCATATCTGGTGACCTACGCTATGTCCGACGCCTGACCCGTGAGTGGGTTCATGCTGGTTACAGTATAGTCAAGACCAAGCAATGGTCTGATGGCAAGTACACTGTGGTCTTGGAGCGGAAGTGATGGAGGATCGGTTTCTTCCACTCTATCGTGCTCTGATGCACGCTCAAGCTCTGGGTGTTTGTACTGAGACGATTTTACTTGACTGTGCGGTCCATTTTTGGTATAATGGAAGCATAGGTGAATATTACGGTTCAGCTTATGTTCGAAGAAAGGCAAGAGGTGCATGATGGTGGACTTGAATGTGATTGGCAATAGCGTGGCTCTGTTCCTGTTGGGGTTCGCATACGGGATCATGATCGATCTCTATGTGGACATGGTTCGCTACAGGCGGAAGTGGAAGGATCGTGCATAAAAGTGGTCCTTTAGGAAATTAGGGAAATTGGGTCGGGTCCCCCGAGGCGTAAGCGGAACGGAAAATCCAAAAATTTCCGTGCAAAAATTTTTACAACTGGAAAGTCGCAACAGGAGCAACAGGACACTATGGCATACATTGAAGTTAATCTAAGCGAATTTGAAGACATGGATCTTGTTGACGAACTTCAAGATCGAGGCTTCACAGTCATTAATGGAGAGTTGGGAGATGTCAAGGAACTTCAAGAACTCTATAAGGATTACAAGACCTATGGATTCAGTGATGACTTTCGTAGGCTTCTAGAGAAATTCTTTGAGGAGATGTGATATGGCACTACTACCAGTTAAGTGTAAACCCACAGAACTTTATGTAGAGCGAACATTGGCTGGTGAGTTTACATGGCTAGTCTATAATAAAGTCAATGGTCTTATTGTAGCAGCCACCTACGATCGTAACATGGCCGAGACTATTCTCAGTGGTATTAAAGTCACTCATTATTACAGCGACGACTATGGTATCACCGAAGTCTGGAAGTCGCCCGAGCCTATGATTGAATAAATATTTCTTTACATCAAGAGGTATTATCCATGGCCGAGGTAGAGTCAAAATTAGTCACAATAAGCAAAGATGCACACAAAGAACTGATTAAAAGATCAGATATGCTTCATGCTCTTATTCAGGTTGGATTGAAGCATTGGGCACATTATCAAGAAGCATTAGATTTGGTTGGTAATCAAGTTCCTGCTAATATGCCTGCCTATGAGCCAGAGCCTATTGTAGAGCGTGGCCCTCCAGTTGAACCAACGGCAGAGGAAATTGCCGAGCTTCAACAAGAAGGCGGTATAGCTATGGTTCCTCCATCTGATGTGCCGCCACCAGTGTAAAATACGGAGTCTATATTATGCATAATCTTACTATTGTGATCAAGAAGGATATTACCTGCAACTTCTCAGCTGATCAGTGGGGTCTACTTACAAATACATTCCCTCGTGATGAGATCGAGGAAGTTGCTAACAAGTTGAATAGTCGCCTGAATGATTATGTCAACAATGATTACTCCAAGAAAGATACCCATGATGGGATGTTCAATTATCTTTCTCAGTGGACTCGTTATGGCGCCTTCGACTCAGAAGTTCGTGGCTTTCTTGATGTTGTTCTAGAGGAGATCTATAAGTGAAACCAGAAATTAAGATTTCAATGGAATGGGAAGGCTACGACAAGCTCTTCCTCGATATGCTTCTTGAAGGTTATGAAACAACCTACTGGGCGTTTAGGGATGCTCAGAATGATATTATGAAAGATCCTGTTAAGTATGACTTTAAGCGTGAGGATGTGCAAGATAGCTTAAATGTTCTCAGCGCCTTCGAAATTCTTGCTGACCACTATACTTCTCGGGATGACCATGTGCCTTTGCTAAAAGATATCCGTGACCGTATGGACGCTAAAGCAAAAATTGCGAAAGGAATGTCAAATGGTTGATTTTACGACTAAGACTAATGAAGAGCTCTTGGCTGAATATGATCGTCTCTGGCGTCGCCATATGTATTATATGGCCGCTGAAGGTAATTGGTCTGCTGAAGCCAAAGAACGTGGTGAGTGCGAAAAAGAATATTGGGCTTGTATTAAGGAGCTAGATGATCGTGGGCTGGAATATTCTAAGTGATACCAGAGAATACGAAATTGTGACGGAGGATCCGGTGACCCTGTCGGACGGCTTGGCTGTTTCTCAGTCCGCTTCATTATATATTTCGAAGAACGTCTCTCCCTCTGTTGCTGGTTTAATAAGCCAGTATATGGCTGCTGGGATGATTAAGGTAAAAGTGCATAAACTAAAGAAACGTCGTGATTGGGTTAGAGTATGATTGATCGTAGAACTGGCGAAGTTTGGTTTATGAGCCGTGTGGCTTATAGGAATTTCGCGACGAAGTCGGTGCTACCTTTGGGGCCAGTCCTACGGTTGCATCGCCATAGTGACTGGGGATGGCTCTGTAGTTATAGGACTTATGCTGCTTATATTAAAATCGTTAATCGTCGCCGTAGACCGTCTCTTTTAAAGAAGAGGAAATAATGCCTCTTATAGAGAAATACGATGCTGTAAATGATTCTTTGTTTAGGAAAGCTAGGGATATTATTTTTTCTGATAATTTTCCTTGGTATTACGTTGCTGCGACTGCCTATACTGAGAATGTTGACCAGTATGAAACTCTCTATAATGGTAGCTTTTACCATCTGGCCAGAAACTCTGAAATTGCTAATACTCTTGAAGATTGTTTATTGGTTGCCGCTGACAGAGCAGGTGTTGCTGTAAACAAAATTCATCGTATTCGTATTGGTATGATTCCAATTTGTCCTGTCGTTTCCGTTAATCCTCCGCATGTTGATATGGAATTTCCTCATAATGTTGGGTTGTTGTATATGAACGACAGCGATGGCCATACGCATCTCTACAACGAGAAATATGATTGTAATTATGAGAAAAATCACAGCGGGCAGTATTATATCGAAGTACTAAACAAAAAAGTGACCATCAAAGAGATAATTCTTCCTGCAGAAAATAAAATGGTATTTTTTGATGGTTTGACTTATCATTCTAGCTCGCCTCCTACGAAGACAAAACGTAGGATCGCTGTTAATTATGTTTTCGATTGACTTTTTTACATTTCCAGGGTATTATTAAAATATGATGAAATGAGGGAATGATGGAACTTGAACATATCTATGCCAAAAAATTGGCTCTTATCATGGAAGAATATATAAAAGGTAATATTGATTCCGAAGAGTACCTAATCGAACTAGAACGGATTGAAGATTGGTATAAGGAAAATCTGAATGCTACAAATAGCAGAAATTGACTTTATATGGTTCATGATATATTTGGGCATGATAACAAGTGTATTGACTCTTGGGATCGTATTGTATGAATTGATTTGGGGCAGTAATGAATCTTAGCGCCGAAGTAAAAAATGTTGGCTCGGGTATACTTTTTGTAGTTTACAATGATGGCAAAAAGATATATACTCACATTGTGACTACAGAAATGTTGGAGAAAGCAAATGGGCAAGTTCAAGAAGATGCGCAAAACGATGCGGAAGCTGAGGTATGATTATATCGTGCAGTTAGCAGGATGTAAAGAAGTCGATAAGCATATTTTCTTGAAGTCTCGTATCGATCTTTTAGAGCATCTTTTGTTCGAAGCCTCTATGATTGAGTTTACTTCTAAGAAAGAAAAGAAAAATGGACAATAACATGATCTGGTTTTGGACAAATATGCTTTTGGCATTCGTTAATGCCTATTATGCATTGTCTGGAAACACTCCTTATCCTCGATTAGCAGCTTTTGCCTTCGGAATTTGCTTTGCAGCAGCGATGTATTCCCTCCATCTCTTCCTAACAGCAGGAGTAACAAATGGCTAAAGAAAAAAAGTACACACAGTCTAGACTTTTTGAGTTCAAGCCAGCAGAAAACATCACAGAAGCCGAAATTATTGAGTTATCAGAGTTAATTCGTATTGGAGTAAGCGGAGAAATACTTGACAAAGCGTCTCCGAGCCTAAAAAAGCACTTTTTTGAGGTAAAAGACAAAAAAGCGGCGTAATAAAAGGATATATATTATGAAGTTGATTGCAGCGATTGTTTATATGTGTGTTGCCGGAGTTTGTACCGAACAGCACGTAGAAATTGAGCCGAAGGCGTGCCACATTGGCACTCTTCATGGTAAAGTAATGGGCGCTGAAGCTAAATTCGGCGTTAAGTGTCAAGGATGATCGAATATGTTCCAGTTATTCTTATCTGTAATTCTTTATTGTCTCCTATGGAATGCAAAGAAGGCGGTAGAGACACGACAATTGTTATGGGCGACCTCAAAAACACGCCGATGAGTTGTTTTCAGGAAGGTTACGAACGTTCCGCCAAACTTGCCTTTGCTCCAAAGGAAGGCGATCATTATTATGTTAAGGTAAAATGTGTTCCAAGGGATATGAGTCGTGAGCGCTGAAATTATACCTTTTCCAAAATCTAAAAAACAACTAGAATTAGAAACAATGAGAGACTATGTGAGTAAGGCAAAGACTGTCATTGCGAGATCGATTGCTGAAGATATGAAAAGATATGATGTTCCTAATATCAAAGGAGCTCCTGTTAAACAACCAAAGACAGGAAAACAGTATCTAGATATCGTAAAACAGTTTATCGAACCAGATGATTATATGGATATTCTTTGTGGCATCATGGATAAAGATCATTATGATGGCCTAGAGCGTCCCCTCCAAAAGATAATTGACGCTTACTATTCATTCAAAAAATGAGTGAAAGAAAAAGATACTTTCTCGAATTCTTATTCATTTGGGGATTCTTGACAATCCCTTATTTGGATTCAATATATATAACATCAGGTATGAAAGAATCTGGGGCCAGAATGGAGCTCCAGTGCCAAAATGAACCTAATAAATGCTGGATACAGAAAAGGTCACACAAATGAATGAATGGCAATACACCAATCAATTTTTTGAAGAAGGTCGTGTTCATTATTCACAGGGAGGTTTGGTAAAAGATTGTCCATATGATTATATGGACGTTGACCAGGATGATGAAAAGCAGGTACAGAACGAGCTATATCGCCAGAAAGAATGGCTCGCTGGTTTTCATTTCCAATTTAAAGAGTCTTTACTAGAAGCGAAGACTGCGTAATAAACCATATGGAGTATAAAATGGATGAAGTTGTAATTAAGTTTGAACTATCTTTTGAAGAAGCAAATGCTGTTATGTTTGCTCTAGGTAAGCTACCTTATGATCAGATCGCTCCTCTGGTCGAGAAGCTACGTCAGCAGGCTGCTCCTCAGCTGCCATCTCAGGGAGCTCCTGGCCCAGTCCCGGCATCCGCAGAATAAGGGCTTGACTTTTTTAAAACATTAGGGTATACTATGTATATAATGAAGGTTGTGAAGGAGAACTCTAATGGCTCATGAAATTGAATTCGTCGATGGTGTCGCTCAGATGGCTTATGTTGGAGCCGTTCCGTGGCATGGTTTGGGTAAGGAAGTCCCTGCGGATCTTACTCCCGAACAGATGCTCCAGGCTGCTGGCTTGGATTGGGAAGTCCGCAAATACCCATCTTTCGCCATCATTGACGAAAACGATCCGGATAGCGTTGTGGAGACTGGTCAGTCTGCTCTGATTCGTTCGAAGGATCGTAAACTACTTGACGTAGTTTCTGATGACTGGAATCCCGTCCAGAATCAGGAAGCGTTTGAATTCTTCAACGAATTCGTTATGGCTGGTGACATGGAGATGCATACTGCTGGCTCGTTGAAGGACGGCCAGATTGTCTGGGGATTGGCAAAGGTTAAGGAGTCGTTCGAACTCTTTAAGGGAGATCAGATTGATTCTTATCTTCTGTTCTCTAATTTCCACAAGTATGGCTTCTCGACTGACGTTCGGTTCACCCCGATCCGTGTTGTCTGTAATAACACTCTTACTCTTTCTCTCTCGTCGACTGTAGAGCGTATGGTCAAGATTTCCCACCGTAAGCAGTTTAATCCTGCTAACGTGAAGGATATGCTTGGTATCGCTACTGACAAGCTCCAGAAGTACAAGGAGATGGCTCAGTTCCTTGGCTCTAAGAAGGCCAAGACTGAGTCTATCGTTGAATACTTCGAGCGTGTGTTCCCGCTGGCTGGTGCTACTCCGGAAGATAAGGCAGAGGGCAAGCGTTCTCGTAATGCAAACATCGCTCTTGGTGTTATTGACACTCAGCCTGGTGCTGAATACGCTCAGGGTAGCTGGTGGCAGCCATTCAATGCTGTTACCTTCATGACTGATCACGTTATTGGTCGTTCGGCTGATACTCGCCTGACTTCCGCTTGGTACGGTTATAATAAGAACCTGAAGACCAAGGCTCTCGAGCTTGCTGTCGAAATGGCAGAAGCTGCCTAATAAAAGAATTGACATCCTACTTGAAATATAGTAGGATGTCTTTTGTTGATACCGAAGCACATCGTGTGCCAGGATCAACAGTGTACGGGCAATAGTCCAAACCTAGGAGAATATTATGAATACGTATATTGACAAGAAGACCATCCGTCAGCTTATCGATCTGGCTTTGAACGGAAAACTTAATCCGGATCCTATTTCTCAGCGTCCTGCTACCTCGTCTGGTCCTAAAAAGTCTCAAGAAATTGTTGAAGCTGTCCGCAGCGGCATTGGCGTTGGTATGATTACCGTTCGCGATATTTCTAAAGATCCTGCTATGCAGGAAGTGTATCCAGGCGTCCATTATCTTGTGATCGATGGCGGTCATCGCATTCGTGCGTTCGCAGAGTTTTATACCAACAAAATTAAGGTCAACGGTAAGTATTATACCGAATTTGAAGATACAAGTTTTCTATCTACTCAAATTGCCTTCGAAGTGATTACTTGCACTTCCGAAGAAGCTACTAAGATTTTCCGTACACGTAACAAGACTACGGCTGTTAACTTCATGGAGATGATTATGTGCGACGATGAGTCCGCTATTTGTCGTGAAGTTCGCAGTCGCACGAAGTATTATCGTGAATATAAGAACGACGTTCATCCTGTGTTCGAAGCCAAGCGTAATGCTAAGGGCGAGTGGACTCCGGAATGCTTTGATAGCGATGTTAATCCTCGCCGTAAGTGGGACGAATACGTTTTTATTGCCATTCTAAAGGCAATTGGTGGCGGTAACGTCGATGCTGGCCAGCGAGAGATTGAAGCTCTTGTTCATGGAGAGTATGACGGGAAGAATCCTGTTACAAAGAATGTTCTAAAAACAGTTGATCGTTTCTTCAACGACGTTCATGACTTTAAATATCGTCGTGGTAAGAAACTAAACGGAGATATCTTCGCAGCTTTCCAGCTTGTCTGGTTTGCTCTCTACGAACAGAATCGCGATTTTACTTTCAATGATCGTTTTCTGTTCAAAGAACGTTTTATGGATGCTTATTCCAGGCTTACTGGAACAGGTAACAGCCTCTATAATGATAAGACTATCAATGTTGGAACTGAAGATGAACCTGAATACGTTTTCGTGAAGGAATTCGTCCGTTGTAATACGAAGAATTTTTCGAACAGCGTTGTTCAGCGTCAGTGCGCTAAGATTATTCTTGACGAAATGGGTATCGATATTGGTATCACTTTCCGTGAAGCCAAGCGTTCTCTATCAACTGCTCAGCGAGAAGAAATGCTGGCCATTCAGGGATACAAGTGTGCGATTGATGGCGAGCCTTTGGAACTTGCCGATAGTGTTTGGGGTCATGATACTGCTTGGGCTAAAGGTGGGGAATTGAAGGATGGCGCTGTTATCCGTAAGTCTCACAATCGCGATATGGGAACTACTACTCTTGTTGAATATCGCATGATCCTAGATCTGCGTAAGAACAGAAAAGTAGCTTGACAAACAATCAAACGAGTAGTATAATATAAAAATAATAGGAGAAAACAATGGCTCGTCGTCCAGGACTTATTAAACGTAAACCTAAGACTATTCGTGTTACGAAGTCAGAGGCATATATTGTTAATAAGAAGCATCTGGGCGACGAGCCTATTTTCACAGACAAATCTACTAATGCAGATTATATGAATGGTCTGAATTGGTATAATTATATGGCCAGTAATTCGGAGGCCAAGGAGTATCTCAGCGATTACCTCAAGAACATAGGTAGGGTTGCTGAGGCAAAGAAGATCAAGCGTATCAGCGACTCTGATATTCCTACCACTGCCGCTTGGTCGGTGCGTATGATCAGTCGTGGTTATAAACCAAACGAATTTACTAGAAATTTTATTGACGAGAAGATCAAAGCTGCCCTCAACAAGATAAATACTGAAGAACCAACAGAAGAATCTAATAAACCTGTTGTTTCTATTCAAGATCGCATGCGTGAGCGTGCACACGATATTCTTGGTGAAATTGAGGGCATGATAGACGATTACATCTACGACAATGTAGAGTTCTCATTATACGAATGGCTGCAGGCGAATAACATTCCTGCCGCTTACGCTACTTCTATCATCGCTAAAATGACCCCAGTACTTGATGAATTGCTTGAAGCATATGAGGGGAAATGTGAACAACTCAAAGAAGGCTACCGCCATTACAAAAAAGCGGATATCAAACGCCTTGTATCGTTCTACAACACGCTTATCGAGGATGCGGAGAGATACTCTTCGAACACGAAAAAAGTTAATAAAGCTCGCAAGCCAAGAACGATATCGGTCGAAAAGAAAATCAAAAATCTCAAGTACCAGAAGGAAGATGCAACTTACAAGATTGCATCAGTGTCTCCGGAGAAAATCATCGGCGCACTGGAGCTCTGGACTTTCAATACGAAGTATAAGACGATTACGAGGCTTACAGCGATTGATCGTGGTGGGCTCCAGGTCAAGGGCACTAGCATTACGAACTTTGACGAAAGTAGTTCTGTTACGATGTCCGTTGGAAGAAAAGATCCGAACGAGTTTCTCAAGCGCATACTTGAGGGTGGCAAACTTGTCCTACGAAAAGTCTTTGATGAGATCAAGACGCAGAAGCCTCTTGCGTATCGTATCAACGAAAACACGATTCTATTGAGGGTAGTTACATGAATGAATTAAAGGATCAAAATGCACTTGACGTTAACATGCTAATCAAGTATGTTATGTGGTCTAGGGATAAGATTGCTGGTGGAGTCAGTAAAGAAAACGCTATTGAAGCGTTATCTCGTCTGATTGATTATGACGTAACTCTAATGAAGTCAATTTCTGGTGTAGACAAAGAATAAATGTATATATCAGACATTATTCCAGTTTCTTATCAAGACGAAATCGAGAGAATAATTAACGCTAACGACTTCCCTTGGTTTTATACTCATGATATATCTCCAGGAAGTTTGGTGGATGATAGAATAACAGAAGCTTCTGCAATTTGTCATACACTTTATAGTACAGAACGTGGTATAAATTCAGACTATTTCCATTCGTTCAAGCCAATAATGTATTTCTTAGAAGAAAAGACTGGTATAACTTGTGCTCGTTTTCTGAGAATTAGAATAAGAAGATCATTTCCTGTTCCTGGCCACTGTCTGTCAAAGTATAATAGGCCACATATTGATCTTCCGGAGATTATACCGTTCACAACGTTGGTTTATTATACGGAAGATAGCGATGGTGATACTATTCTGTTTAAGGAAGAATATTATCCAGGATTAGATCCAGATAAAGTTGATGTTTGCAGCTTAACAGAAACAGATAGGTTCGTACCAAAGAAAGGAGCAGGATTGGTATTTAATGGTTATAGGTATCATGCAGGTAACAATCCAGTAAACTTTAAAAAACGAACCATCATAAATTTTGACTTTGTAGAAAGAGAGAAGTGATATGTCCAGAACTAAAGAATGTTTTATTGCCATTTTCTTTTTTGTGCTTGGCTTTCTAGTCGTGCATAATATGGCCAAGGCAGATGATGTATTAAAGTGCTATCCTAATGCCGAGTTTATGAAGATGATTGATGAGAAAGCTCTTGTCACTCTTTATAATGGCGAAAAGAACGGTAAGATTAACGAAGTAATGATGACTAAAGATCGTCATCTATATATTGTAGAATACGATAAGGCAGCAGACGGTAACGCTCTTCAGGCCAAGCAGTACTGTGTTAGTGGTATTCTAAATGATGTAACATTCAATGATTCAGCTATTGAGTTTCTATCAAAGCTACTTGATAAGTATAAAGGACAAAAGACATGAGTATTCTTGGACCAGATGGTGCAACAGCAGGAGTTAGTTTTCCTACAGGCGGATTACAGAAGAAGAAGCCAATTGCTGATATTCGTATGGTAATGTTTCCTAAGATGATGGTTCATCCAGAAACAAAGCAGATGGTAATGGTTCCAATGCAGGATCTTCAATATCAGCGTGAAGGTTCGAACGAATGGTTTTCTGTTGCTATTCACGAAACTGAAAAGCACGACTTTAACCCGGAGGAAAAGAATGAAGAAGTATCTAGTACTAGCCCTAGTGGGGTTATCCTTTCTTAGTTTGTCTGCTTGTAATAGGGATGACGCTAAATTCGCCGAATGTCTCTTCAGAGACCGCACGTCAAATCCGTGCAATTAAAGAAGATAAAGTAACTGCTCCTTGGATTGAGGAGTTTGAAAATCAGATACAAACACAATAAATAGGTTTGCCGAGGTCGTTGAGAGACGAAAAATAGGTTTCTTGGACGTGGGTGCGATTCCCACCGCCTCCACCATGGATACATAGATCGGAAGTGGATGAAAAAGGATACACACACCCGATTATGCAGTTGCCTTTTACCTGCAACTATGTATCTTTGATGGGGGCGATTCAGGTTCGACAGGATTCAGTAAGGTCGTAAGGAGACCAAAGGCGAAACGTAGATGCAAACGATAATGATGCATCATTTGGAGTTTATGCTCTAGCGGCATAATCCATTGGGTTTGGCAACTGCACCTAGAAACAGAAGCATGTTGCATTTTCTAATTGGAGTATATTATGTTTTCATTTTTTCATAGAAGTTCTGTTTTAGATGTTGATTGTTTCACATCTAATACTAGTGTTTATAAGACAACGCCAATTGTTAATTCTTATAAAGCTAAACCCGAATGGATGGATAATGTTCCTAAGACTCGTCATGAGTATGCATATAATCCGTTAGGAAACATTTACAATAATTCTTTCAGAAGCGTTAGATCTTGTATTGGATTCTTGGACTTATATAAACGTGGATTCATTCTAGAGTCTTGGGCTGATTTTGCTATTGATGTAAGAAACGAAACTTTCTCTTACAACTATACGACTGGCCCAGAGCCAAAGATTCCTCCGGATAGTATGTTTAATCCTGGTTTTATAGATTATCATATGTTCAAGTTGACTAGTCCTTGGCTGATCACCACCAAAGAGCGTGTTCCATTTATTTGTTTTGGGACTGAATGGTCTTTAGAAAACATCGATGCTCGTATTATTCCTGGGTCTATTACTTTTCATGATGTTTCGTTCACTAATGTGTTTATGGCTTTTAAGAAAGCAAAACAGGGCGAACAGTATTTGATGAAGATCCCCATGGGCGAAGCTCTTATGCAATTCGTTCCATTGACTGAAAAGAAGGTTAAGATACATAATCATCTAATTAGCGATCAAGAGATGAATCAAAAGAGCCTAACTCCTAGTACCAGTATATATGGATGGAGAAAGACTTTTTCTTTACTACGTCGAAACGAAAAGCGTGAAAAGAAATGTCCATTTGACTTTTCGTGAAATATGTAGTATAATACTAATAATGGTCCCCTAGCTCAGCTGGATAGAGCAACGGATTTCTACTCCGTGGGTCGAGGGTTCGAATCCTTCGGGGACCGCCATTTCTCGAGGTTGTGATGGAAATTATTGACAATTTTCTAGACAAAGCTATTAGCGATGATCTAGAACAAACATTATCCGGAAGCGACTTCCCTTGGTATTACAGCGACTTCACCACACACTCAAAACAATACACCACTGATAAGACTCGAGATTGCAGTCAATTTACTCATGTATTCTTTTTACATGATAATATTAATTCAGGTTATTATCCATTAATTCAACCAATCATCGAAGCCTCTGGTAGATCTACTGAAAAGTTAGTAAGAGCCAAGGCTAATCTGATTTACAGGCATTCTGATTGGCCTGTTGGCGTTTACAATCTTCCTCACGCCGACCATACGAAAGAAGTTGACGCAGAGTCATTATTATATTATGTTAATGACAGCGATGGGTGCACTGTAATATTCGAAGAAAAAGAACCGATAAATAAGCATGAATTGACAATAAAACAAAAAATTAAACCTATGAGAAATAGGTTAATTGCCTTTGATTCTATGTTATTGCATGCTAGCACTCCTCCATCTTCTCATGAATTGAGAATGGTGATCAATCTAGTTTTCACAAAATAAAGGTGTTCAGATGTCAAGAAACAATCACTGGTTCTGGAACAGTTTTGTCGTTAACAAATTCCAACAATCACTACTAGACCTATCATCATGGATTTGGCGTAAACAGTCAGGTCGCTAACTGGAGTATATATTATGGCGCTTTATCATGGGCACAAAGAATACGGTACAGGTTATTATCTTACGCTAATCGCAATCTGGCTCGTTTTTGCCGTAGGTTGGGTTATGAATATTATTGCTATCTGGAACACGATCGATAATCCTGTAACAGCTAAGTTTATTCTTCGCTGTATTGGTGTTTTCGTTGGTCCCGTCGGCGCTATCTTGGGGTATGTATCGTGAATAAACTATTGATTGCTGCAGCAGTTCTATTCTCAACTTCTGCTCTAGCAGATTATGATGTGGTAGTTTCTAAACGTAATCAGACAATGACAGTTTATGAAGATGGAGAGTTAATCGAACAGTGGCCAGTTTCTACCGCACGTAGAGGCTACGTAACACCATCAGGAACTTTCCATCCTTATTCTTATCAACTAATGCACTACTCAAAGAAGTTCGACAATGCCCCGATGCCTCATTCTATCTTTTTTAGCGGTGGTTATGCAATTCACGCTACTCCTCATGTTGGTGCTTTGGGTCGACCCGCTTCTCACGGCTGCGTTCGCCTTTCTCCAAGCAATGCTGCTACTCTTTACAGTATGACTAGAGGCGTTCCAACTACGATCACGATTAAATGATATTCATTTTTGATAATGTAATATCTAAAGAACGTTGTGAGAATTATTGTAAGTATATTCAAACAACATACGACGAAAGGCTTGCATTAGGAATGAATCCTATGAGTTTTGCTACAAGGCTCATAGATTTGGATGATCCTCTTATTCAAGAGGTACAAGATTATCTAGAATCAAAAATCAGATATAAATTAAACCACCGATGGACTCAGTTACAGATATGGCCTGTCGACAGTTATACTGTCAGACATATTCATGATGATCCTAGGGCTGGTGATGCTAATTTCAACAGTATGTTATATCTGAACGACGATTTCGAAAGTGGAAAATTCTTTACTGACGACATAATCATCCAGCCAAAACCTGGAAGATTAACGCTGTTCAACGGTCAAGAAGTATATCATGGTATTGACCCCGTACAAAAGTCTAACAGATATTCTATCATTTTTTGGTGGAACATCGATTTAAGTAAAGGAACAAACTCATGACGTCAAAATCTTCATATTCTTACTCGCATGCTTCCACTATAAAGTGGGCTCTTGAAATGGAACTGAACCGATTAAAGTGTGTGAGGGTGAATAACGAAGAAGTCATGGTTTTCCTTAAGAAGAGAATTGAAGAACTGAAGGAACATGAAAAAGAATGCTTAAAAATTCAGGCTTCGTAGAAGAAGTAGAAAAACTCTGTCGAGAAAAGAACATCGAATATATTGATGCCATCGTTTTCTGGTGTCAGAAAAACAACCTGGAAGTGGAAACGGCTGCATACTGGATCAAAAAAGACCCAGTTATGAAGTCCAAGATCCAAGTAGAGGCTGAAAATCTCAATATCCTCAAACGTGGAGCCAGACTTCCCATATAAATATTAGGTTCAACCATTGTTGGAGGCGTTTATGCGTATAAAAACAATAGGTCGACCATCGCACGTATCTTCGAAAATAATCAAAAAAGCGGCATATTTTTATGGTAAATATCTGATCGGAGGCGGAAAACTCTTTAATAATATCCATTTGACTATCCAGTTTGAAAAAGTTACTAACGATGATGGTGATTACGCATACTGCGATTGGACAGACGGTAACGATAGTTGTAGAGAGTTTTTAATAGGTATTGATCGTGCTCTCAGCAAGAAGGAAACCCTGCTTGCTCTTGCTCACGAGATGGTCCATCTTAAACAATACGCCAAAGGCGAAATGAAAGACATTTGGCGTCCAGTGCGGATGGTTAAATGGCAAGGCGAAAGATATTTGCACGAAGAAATGGACTATTGGGAATGTCCATGGGAAATTGAAGCGTATGGCCGAGAAAAAGGTCTTTACTTCAAATTTTTGACTTATCTACAGTATGGAGAACCTGAGGAATTATGTCGGCGTTCGAAGCATATAAAGAGTACGTTGCCCTCAAAAATCACTTTACCAAAACCGATTACGACTATATCAAATACAACGGAAAAACCGGATTAAAGCACGCATCGTTTGATAAGCGTAAGGATAAGGTGTTCTTTGAGAAATTATCTAAAATTGAAAATGTATGCGAGTTTCTCATTGCTAATTTTATTGTTGATCCAAAACTATGGATCCGTGATCTCGCATATTCAGAGACTGCTCAAGTAGTTTATCAGAACTGGAAGAAACGTAATCAGTCTCTTACATATAATTTCAAAAACGACTTCAAGAAAATTCTACAAGAACCAAAAGGGCAGCAACACCCAGCTGCCCTGAGGTTATATCTTGGTAACCAGATCAGCTTAGAGTCCCTTTGTATTTTTGTTAAAATGACAAAAGCATTAGAACAGTGGGACTCTAAACTGGAATATGACCCGATATGGGATGACGTCCGATTGAAGGTTGTGAAGTATACTCCATTTATAAAATGCGATTATGAGAAGGTGAAGCAAATAATGCTTGACATTATGAGCGATATGGAGTAATATAAATAATGATGGCGATACAAATGCCATTCATACAATTGTTATACACTGTAATACGGAGATTATACATGGTAGATTTTAAGTCCCTCAAAGCAGCTTCAGGTAAGAAGTCTCTCGAATCCCTAACATCAGAACTCAATAAGCTATCAGGCGGCGAAGGAAAAGGTTCCGACGATCGTTTCTGGTCGCCAACAGTCGATAAGGCTGGTAATGGTTATGCTGTTATTCGTTTCCTTCCTCCGCCACAGAATGAAGACGTTCCTTTCGTTCGTATCTTCGATCATGGTTTCCAGGGTCCAGGTGGTTGGTATATTGAAAACTCCCTGACAACTATTGGTAAGAACGATCCAGTTTCAGAGTATAACTCTAAGCTATGGAACTCTGGTATTGAAGCCAATAAGGAAATTGCTCGTAAGCAGAAGCGTCGTCTTCACTTCATCAGCAATATCTACGTTGTCAGCGATCAGGGTAATCCTGCAAACGAAGGTAAAGTTTTCCTTTACAAGTACGGAAAGAAGATTTTCGACAAGCTGAAGGAAGCAATGGAACCACAGTTTGCTGACGAGGAAGCAATCAATCCATTCGATATGTGGGCTGGCGCTTCATTCAAGCTAAAGATTCGTAATCTTGAAGGTTATCGTAATTATGATAAGTCAGAGTTTGATAAGCCAGGTCCACTACTAAAGGACGATGAAGAGCTAGAAAAGGTTTGGAAGAGCGAACATTCTCTTCAGGAATTTCTTGCTCCATCTAACTTCAAGTCAGAAGAAGAACTACGTGCTCGACTAGCAAAGGTTCTTGCTGAAGACTCTGCTCCGGCCAAGCGTGCTAAGGCAGAAAATACTGAAGTTCCATGGGATGATGCTGAGGAATCAACTGCTCCATCATTCAAGGCAACTCATGCGCCGAAGTATTCTGGTGATGATGAAGATGAAGATGAGACAATTAAGTTCTTTAAGAAACTAGCTAACGACTAAAAGAAAGGGAGCTTGGCTCCCTTTTTATTATCCCCACATATTCTTCTTATAGTGTTTCATTTCTTCCCAATGATTACCGCCAATCATAGCAGCCCAATCTGGCCAACCAATATCATCTGGTGTATTATAAGCGTATCCTGAATTATCAGCAGCAGACATTGGACTTGCCCCTCCAGTCATAGAAGGAGTATTAGTAGGAGTTACAGTCTGTTGTTGTGCAGATTCTTCCATTGCCTGTGACTGAACAGCCGCCTGACTTACAGTTCTAGCATTCATAGAAGCCATAGAAGGAGAAGGAGTTAATTCTGCAGAGATCGCTGAAGCTATCATTGGAAGTAGTCCTCCAATCATCCCACCAAACCCTCCAGGTATAAAGCCGCCTAACATTCCCATAAGCTGTCCTGTCATGTCCCCACCCATTGGAGCGCCCATCATACCAGTAGTCATTGGCGCTTGCTGTATTGGTTCTGCTACAGGAGCAGCCATTGGTGCTGCAGAAGGAGCAGTTGTTGATGGAGTAGCTGCATAAGGAGTTGCTCCCTGTGCAGCTCTTTGTTCTGGCGTTCCTGCCATTTGATATGTGTCTGGAACTGCTGGAGCGCCACCTTTTCTGAGCTCAGCATGTAGATGGTCATTATGACCAGCAGCGCCATATGGCCCAGATTCTCTCCAGAAAACCTTATAACCGAGTCTAGTTAATTGATCAGCTAGATGATCAAACTTTGCTCCGAGAACAGGATTTGTCGCTTCTGTATTACCCTTACCAATATTAATATCAATCGCTCTTCCTTCATAATGGGCTCTACCTTTATGAACTCCTGCGACGCCACCAAAAGAAGGATGTTCAGAAATTCTCATTCCCATTTTTTCTAGAGCATGGCCAAGAGCAACAATATCACCAGAAGGTAATGCAGCAGAAGTTTCTACTTTTTCTCCGTGAGCTTGTCCTTCATGCATAGCACCACTGATAGGGCCATGGCCGCCTTCTTTACCAATTGTTTCAGTTCTTGGGGAAGTAGCAGAAGGTACAGCTTCTGGCTTAGAAACTGGTGTAGCAGTTGGCGTTGTTGAGGGTGTAGTTGCTGCAGATGTTACTGGCGTAGCAGTTTCGCCGCCTTTAGAACTTGTTAGTCTTTCTGCATTAGCTATTCTTTTTGATCTATGTTCGCCAGAAGATCTTTCATAAAATTCGTCAACCTTTGCAGCAGCATCAGCTGCAGATTTAGCCATTTTAAGAATATTGCCTGCTTTGGCTTCACTATTTTTTAATTCCCAGTCAACGAAAGCAAGTTGGTCTTGGAATGTAGAACCAATTAATGGTTTTCCCATTATTTGTTGGAATCTTGCCTGCCTATCAGGATGCCATTGTGCTATACCAACAGCTGTGCCTCCATCGCCCTTTTTCTTTCCGCTTATTACAGCAGAAGAAAAATTCTCAGATTCCACTTGAAGATTGCCAACAATACCAGCTGACTGTTCTTTTGACCAACCTTTTGACTGGAAAAATGACATAGCTTCAGAGGAACTACCATTTGGTTGCATTGCCGTGGCTCCACCACCACCGCCACCCATGCCGCCAGCGACATAACCTACTGCTCCACCAACTGCAGCGGCACCGATTTTTTCAACAACGCTTCCTAAACCAGTAGTAAGAGAACTAAGAATATTACCAGTGCCAGATCCAACCAAATTATTGGAAAGGTTGGTATTCATACTTTCAACGTTTCTATTCAATATTCTAATGTTTTTAGAAATATCGCTTAGATAACCTTGCATAGTTGTTTGGATACTGGCCGTTTCTTGGAATATTCTGATTAGGCCATCTATCTTATCATTAGTTTGTTCTGTAGCATATTGACCTTCCTGAATACTATTGTGAAGGTCGTTAATATCTTTTCTTTGTGCAGAAAAAGTAGTAGCAATATCTTTGACTATTTTAGAAAGATTGGCTGCTGAAGCGTTTGCAGCTTGTCTGAATTGACCAGCAGATTCTCCCATTGCTGATCTTATACTTCTGGATACTTCTGCTAATTCTGCCGTTGCCATTTCTTACCTATTTGCTTGTTGTCTTTTTGCTTCTTCTACTTCTTTGATATAATTCACCAACATTTGCACATAGATATCTCGTTCAAATGGTATAAGATTTTCTACATCAGATATTGAATATTTATGGTGCTGAACCAACGAAAATATAGTAGAGTAATAATTACCCAGATCAGTATGGCTCAGCGCCACGTAAAAAAATCGTTTAACGAAGTCAGAACTATTTCTCTGTCATGACCCAGATCGTTTTGATATAAAATCTTGTATTCCATCTTAGGGACATTCAACAGGAATTCCTGGATCTTTTCGAACACCTTGATATTAAGGTTTTCTAAGAATTCGTTCAGTTCTTCCTTCTTATAATCTTTGGCCTCGAAAATCTGCTCTTCAAAATAGATAGAATCTATACAACGAAGAATCAACTCAAACATATAATCTTTGTCTAAGGCCAAAAAGTCTGCATCATCATATAATGCAGCGGAAGGATATTTCATTATAACGCCAGACTTAGGCGTAATTTTAATATTGTTATCAAGGTTCTCTGGATACTTGACCTTAACATCGTCAAGATTAATTTCAAAATCGTATACTTTATTATCTTCTGAATCTTTGTATGATGCTTTAATAACATTATCAACAGAGATAGCTCTTAATCTAAGGAAAATATACTCAATATCAAACAGAGCCAGTTTGCTAATATCCAACTTGGAATCAATAGAGCAGTTGTTTACGATTTGTTTAATAGCCGAAAGCACGTCCGCTGGGTTTTCGCTTTCTTTAGCCATCAACAATAGTTTTTCTTCTTTGACCAAAAACGGTCTAAATTGATAGTCTTTTTTCAAAGAAGGTATATTAATTTTATAAACTGGGTAATCAATCTTAGGTAACTTAGACATTATTTAAACTCCATAATTAACTTGATATTGTTTCTCTTGTATAGCCTGTCATTACTGATCTGTTTTTATCTTCTAGATTAGATTTCTCTAAAGTCGAATTTTCTATTGTGTATTCAGTGTAAGCTATTTGTACGTTAATCTTCATGAGATTCGAATCCCCCCAAGAAAGAGGAAATTCTCTAATAGCTGTTGGAAAGGCTTCGAAAAGGTTTATTTTTTGGATGATGTTACCATAATGGTCGTATATGAATATGATTATGGTAGAAGAATAATTTTCTTTATACTCAGCCGTATAGTTTGGAGCCCAATTTCCAGCTGTTGAACCGTTAAACTGAAACACAGCTCTAGTCCATTGATACCAGTACTGCCAAAATTCACAATAATGATCGCCCAGAACGGAAATATTAATTTCTTGGAACTGAGCGCTGAATGGTTGTTTCTGTGTTGGGCCGATACCATATCTATTGATGTCTGTGGTAACAATAGATATACCAGGAGCCTTTACTTGATCTATTCTAAATTCCATATTTTCTGCTATTTTATAAACAGCAGTTGGCGTTCCTTGATTGCTGAGACTGGCTCCAGTCATAACCTTTGGAGTCTGGACCAAGACCGAGAACGAATTGTTGTCAATATACCCAAAATCTCGGATATTAGTTTGGAATTTGTTTATGTCAAATGGCATCTTTGTTCCTAATAAGGCGGCGAACCGCTATATCTCTTGTTTGGGTTAACTTTCCATCTTTGTAGTGGTAATATAATCGCCTTACCCCAATAATATGGATACACCTCATGAAACGAACTTCTTACATGCCCATACAGATATCTCTTGACGCAACTCTCAAAACCTTTGAATTGGTTTGCATATCTACTCAATAATTCATAAGATATGTTCAATTTGGTTGTTTCATTATATTTATTATTGTTTGTGATAGATTGTAGGGCAGACATCAATTGTGTACGTTGCATATACGGAAGATAATGCAGATTGATGCCCAGAATGCCATCGATGTAAAATTCTATAGGGAAAACTAAAGGGAAAGCGTCATAGAATGGTAGTTTATCTTTGTGCTTTGGGTCGTAGGCGAACAGATACATTCTGCCTACCTTTGGCATAGAATCCTTGGTAAATGGCTTGGATTTGGGTTTCTTTACGTCATCGATCGTATCATAAAACCAATCAAGAGCCGCTTTCGAATCATTCGAAAGAGCTTTGCCAGCATTCCTTACAATCTTGGAAAAATCGTCTTCGGCCATTAGTATCCTTTTGGTATTCCTAATTCTTTTTCTGTCATAATCTTAAACTCAAAACCTCGGTCTCTGCAGTATTCTCTGGCAGCCTTCCATTTGGCCGAATTTACTCCCCAAGTCATCACTTCTTGTATATATCTTTTTGACTTCTTCTTACTTTCTTGGAGCGCTGGTGGTATTGTCTGCGCATAAGGTTTGACCTCAATGAGAACCGTTTTTGACTTACCGTCAATGGTATTTAACCTTGCAGTAAAATCCACATAATATCTATGAATACGGTTGTCCACTGGGGATCTGTATGGTATAACAGTTTCCTCAGAGGACCACCATATTACCTGGGGGTCAGCGTCAAATCGGCTCATTACTAACAATTCCCATCTGGAGCGGTATACAATATTAGTAGGGTCGCCTTTATATTTTTGTGGATTTCTTGGTTTGAAGAATCCTTTATAAGTAGCCATCGTTGTTTTTTGTAATAAATAAATGAAGTAACTATATTTATACCCAAAACAGGAACTCAATGGCCCGTACAATTAATTTTCCACAGCCACCTGGCAGAAACCAGAAAACTAATGATACTTTCCCCAATGACTTGGAGCAAAGTAATAGAAAATTTTTTACGAAATTGACGTTTTCTGAATACAATTACAGTTTTACTGGAGGCGCTGGAGCTATAATGCTCGGAAACAGCGTCACTTTGCCATTCCCAAGAAGATTGAATGATAGTGAAGTCATTATATGGGAAGAATGGTCAGGAACAGCTGCCATAGGTCAGGGTCTGCAGGCTGTTGGGCAATATATTCCCGGCGCTGGCCAGATCGGTCAACTAGCTTCTCAATTGGCCTCTGGGTTGGATATGGCAGGAACCTTTAGCAGCCAGTCAGTTAATCCATTCCAGTTCATGATGTTCAAAAGACCAAACTTTAAAGAACACACTTTACAGTGGTCATTGGCTCCGAACACAGAACAAGAGTCAGAAACTCTCAAAAGAATTATCAATACTTGTAAAAGAGCTGCTTTGCCTTCTGGTGGCAGAACAGACTTGATGATGAGATATCCAAATATTTGTAATGTTTCTTTTACTCCCGATGATTATCTTTTTAAGATCAAACCTTGTGCTATAGTTTCAGTTCAAGTAGATTATACTGGTGCTGGTATGCCTTCGTTTTTTAAAACTGGCGCCCCAACTATCGTAAATTTGTCTCTTCAGCTAAAAGAAATCGAGCTGTGGAGCAAAGACAACTATCAAGAGTAACCAATGGCTCAGAGATATTTCGACAAATTTCCTGTAATAACTTATGCCAATACAGAGGCTATAGATATTACCAGACGTGTAGCAGTTTTAGATAAAATTGCAACAGAACCTTATTTGTTTTATCCATACGAAATTACAGATAACGAAAGAGCTGATCAGTTTTCTGCAAGATATTACGACGACCAATACAAAAGTTGGATAGTTTATGTTGTCAATAAGATTGTTGATCCATATTATGAATGGTATCTCGGCGAAAGAGAAATGCAAGAATTCATTACTTTAAAATATGGGTCTTATTATAATGCTCAGACCAAAATAAGTCATTACACTAACAATTGGGTTGGTCAAGATGATATTGGCGTCAGCGCTTATAACGCTCTTACTGCTGGGCAGCAGAAATATTGGGAACCCATCTTTGGTAGTTATAACAAAATTATGTCATACAAAAGAAGACAAGTAGAGTGGAAAACAAACACAAACGAAATAATGGAGTATGTTGTTAATACTAATTCTCCTTCTTATGTAATTGACGAAATTTGTGATATTCATTTTGATCAATTTTATTATGGCAAAGGTCAGATTATGGCAGTATCAGGAAATACTGTGACTGTTAAACACACTAATGGTTATGTCAAAACCGGAGAAGATTTTGATATTGTTTCTACTAGTTATATCTATGGCAGAGAAAGCGAAGCCAATAATGTGTTTGTTTCAGAAAGAACCGTTGCAGTAAACATACCAGCAGACGAGCAAGTTTATTGGAAACCTGTGACTTTGTTAGAAGAAGAAATAGAAAAGAACGAATATAACAAAACAATTAGAGTGTTGGACAGTAGCTTGAAACAAGTTGCTGTTGATAATCTAACTGATCTATTGAAGGAATAATATGGCTGCTGGAGACATTAAAGTTTCGTCAATTAAAGTTGGCAATATGGATCTTGTAAAAACTGGGGAGGCATCAATAGTTGGTTTCAATATCTATGAAGATATATTGAACCCATACGGTCCAGTCGCAGAATTACGAGTTATAGATCCAACAGACGCTCTTAGCAAAAATAAAATTAATGGTTCTTTTGACCAGGAAGTCGAGATAAGATTCTCCGGAGACGATAACATTCTAAGTTCTGGGGGCGGCGGTAATTTTAAATTCAAAATGTTCCAGAACAAAAACCTTAACGACCAATCAAGAAATAATGTAGGTTCTGGTCACAACAAACAATATGACATTAGATGTGTTTCTCCTGAGTTTTTGAACGCTCAAGGTAACCACATAGAAAAAAGTTTCAACGGCAAAACAAGCGAAGTTGTAGAACATGTGCTCAAAGAAGGTTTCAAATCCAAAAGAAAAATGGATATTGGAACTACCAAAGGAAACCGTAGAATTGTTATATCAAAAATGCATCCATTAGATGCGTTAAAGAAAATGAATACAGAACATGTTTCCGAAAAGTATCAGTCTTCAACTTTTGCTCTTTTCCAACAAGGAGACGAACAGGGCGAACACAAATATGTCTTCAAAACCTTTGAAGAATTATTCGAAAGCCAGCCAACTGTAAAGCTAAAACAGTCAACAAATTTAAATTTTGATTCAAAAGATCAAAACGCTAGACAAAATTCTATTATGTGGTTCAGACCTTCCAAGAATTTTGATTCTGGTCCAAGAGCTTTGGATAAAACAGAAGAATATACTGTCGATTTAACTTCTCACAAGGTTGTGGCCACAAATAGTCAAAAACAAAACAAGTTTAAATTTGCTGACAGTCAAGGAGTTTACGATCAATCTCCTTCATACGCTAAGTCATTGCCCGTTAGATATATACATGATAAAGCTAACAATAAAGACAAACATACAACATCAGAAGCCAAAACAAAAAGAGCTGCCTTTCTTGCTCACTTAGCTCAAAATTCCGCAGAATTAGAAACATATTATAATCCTAATATTAAACTTGGTTCTATGATTGAGTTGGATATTCCTAAAAAAGCGAACAGCGATACGCAAGAAGGCGAAGGTCAATTCAATGGCAAATGTTTAGTTGTGGCGATAAGAACAAAATATAGAATTTCTGCAGAACCGCCACATTGTACAATGGTTCTGAGAGTTGTAAAGGCGTCATTTAAGCGTGGCGGTGGAGGTCAAGGATAATGTTTTATATTGCTGAAGTAAGAAATTTTGAAGACGATCCAACCAAATCAGGACGTGTGAAGGTAAGAATCTATAATGAACATAACGACGAACAAGCTATTAAAGATGATGCATTGCCTTGGGCGATGGTAGTTCAACCTAGCACATCTGCTGCTACTGCTAAACTTGGTCATGCGCCGCATGGCTTGAGAGTTGGTTCTAGAGTTCTTGTTACTTTCTTGCCTCATGATCATGCTATGCAATATCCTATTGTTCTTGGTTCTTTACCAAGAGGAGATATGCCTGAAGGCCATGAGGACAGCAATGGTGGAATTGGTAGGGATACACAAGAAGCTCAGAAAAATTCTGGTGGTTCAATAAGAGTTAAGGGTGTAGATAACCCTGCAGTTTCGAAGGACGATTAATTATGGCAAAAAAAGCATTCGATCAAGGAAAGTCTGTTTTTCATCGTAAACAACAACCCAAAATTCTTAAAGGCGAAGTAAAATATGCTGACGCTCCAAGAGTTAAAGGTAAAGACGCTGAGAAACTCTCTGACGTTAGAGACGAACATGCTAAAAACGCTGACAAACCAACTACAGCTTCTGGAGAGATTGGTAGTAAAGATTTACCCCAAATAATCCAAATGGTCGATGGAAGCGGACATGGTCAGGTTATGCCGCAACTTTACCAACAGATGCAACAGATAACTTCTTTGTTGGCTATAGGTTCTGGCGCTTCTATGAGTAATCCTCAACAGCCGTATAGCGGAGTTCCTTCTGGGCCATCTGTGATTCTTAATGATTCGTTTACTGGAGCTCTCTGTATTCTAACTAAAAAACACAATTTCGAATCAGTTATTGCTTTGTTCGTTGATGTTCTTGATCAAAATGGTTTGGAAGAAATAAATTCTTTATACAGAGATATTGTGAAAAATTCTTTGGCTAATCTGATTAGGTTGGCTTTGTATTTCGGACCGCTTAGTATACCTGTATCAAAATATGATGACACCGTATTTGGAGATATTGTTCCTTCTCCTGTTATATTGATAGACGCTGTTCCTGACAATTATGTAAAAAGATATTATACCATAGATAATGACCCTTATCCTGGTTACGATCAATGGGTGTCTCCTGATGGAACAACTAAGGTTTATGTAAAGAAGGCGCCAAAATCGTATCATTTTAGCACATCAAGCGAAGAAGTATTTTCTGTTTCTGAAACAACCATAGCAAACGAAATAGACAAATACTTTGAGTTAGACACAAACAACAAACCAATTAGATTTCTTACAGCAAGCAAACTTAACGATATTCTTTATGATCAAATGGTAACAATAGAATCTAACACTATGGATTTGGGCGCTGGTAAAAATTCTAACAAGTCTAGTGGTATGGGTGGTATGCTCGGCGGGCAATTACAATCATTAATTGGTATGTTAACCACGCAAACAAGTTTACCAAATTCTGCTATTCAGGGCGGTAATATACAGAATGTAATGCAACAATTTCAGAAAGATATGGGTTTGAATAACCAAATATTCCAGATAGGCAAACAAGCTCTAGGAGGAGGTTCTCCGTTAGGAGCTCTTGGAGGCATGGGAGGTTTAAGTAATATCATGGGAGGTTTTGGTGTTGGCGGAGGAGGATTAGGCGGAGTTCTAGGAGGAATGGGATTACCTTCTCAGTTAGGCGGTTTTGGTTCTTTTGGTGGTAATTCTGGCGGTGGTGGCGGAGCAGCTGGTTCTGGGTTTGGAAGTTATTCTGGAGGAAGTTATTCTGGCGGCGATATTTCAACGACTGGTTTAACCAAAGTATCAAGCATGTTAACAATATTAGGAATTTCGTAATGGTTGATGACAATAAAAAACTACCAAAAGACGGCGTTTCTGAACAAGACATTGAACCAAAATATGGATTCATTACTGGAGAATGGAGAGAGTGTGGCGGAAGTAGATGGCATTACGAGTACAAAGAAGAAAAAGATAAAACATATTCTCAGAAAACTCACCCTTCTGGCGCATACGATACAATAGAAAATAATGATAAGAAAAAAGAAATTAATACTAGCCTAAGATCCGGCGAAGTAAGGCATTATGTAGCTGGCGGAAAATCAACGCATGTTGACGGTCATCATGATATTAATGTAGAATCCACTCAAAGAACAGAAGTTGCTGGAGATATTGGGCAAGCTGGCGGTAAGAATTATTATCGTGGTACCAAAAATAAAGAAGTAAAAATATCAGGAGATACAGCCAAGATCAAAACAGGTTCAGAGGCTGTAAGTTCTAGAGGATATTCTGGTACAGTAAGAAACTCATACGACAAAGATTATTTTAATCATGTTCAAGGCGATATTGTCAGTATGGGCGAAAAGAATAAAGCCACTGTTGTTAAAGAAGATTATGCTATCAATGCTGGTCAGAACATGGACACTTATATTAAGCAGAAAGGTAAGATCGAAACTGGTAGTACCATGTTTATTCAGACAGGTTCTACAGCTACAATCAATTCTGCTTCTGATGTTCAAGTAAATGCAGCTTCTGAAGTAATGATTAATGCTAGTTCTAAGATAACATTAAAAGTAGGAAGCTCTAAGATAGAAATAAGTTCAGGGTCTATTACAATTACTTCGCCATCTATCGAATTTAAGCAAGGGTAAATATAATGGCAGAGGCACATGTAAACAACCAACAAAGATCATGTGGAGCTACTACTATAGTTTCTGGGCAGTCTTTTGTTAAAATAGATGGTCAATTGTGGGCTGTCGAAAACGACCAAAATAGTCACGGTCAAGGTGGGTTGATTGCTTCGAAAACTTATGTAAAGATTAACGGTAAATCTGTTATTGTAAAGGGTGATAGTGCGCAACAAGATAGTTTGTGTCCTTCTCTAGGAGGAGAACACTGTAATCCCAAAGCCCAAGAGGGCAAAAGTTTCGTAAAGGTAAGCTAATGGCAACCAAACCAACAAGAGCAGATACTTTCACTGGAGCAAAAAGACAAGTTGATTTTTTCTCCGATTTTATGACAAGTTTTGCTAAAACTCCATTGGGAGGTCAATTAGCTAAAGTTTCTAATGAAGATTCTGTTACACAATCTTTAAAAAATCTTATGAGAACCAATTTAGGAGAAAGATTATTTCAACCTACTGTTGGTTCAGACGTTTCGGCTGCACTGTTTGAACTTAATACGACAGATGCTCTTGGGACTATAAAAATGTATATAGAGAATACAATAGAAAACAACGAGCCAAGAGTAAACCTTCTACAGACCTTAGTAACTTCTGTACCCAGCGACGAAAATTCTATTGAAATAACATTGATTTATAATCTAATAAATAATCCAGAAGAATTTACTCTTACGATGCTACTAAAAAGAGTTCGATAAATGGCAAACAGTTCAATAAATCTCGCTTCCTTAGACTTTGATACTCTCAAGCAGAATTTCAAAGATTATCTAAAAGCCCAGTCAACCTTCAAAGATTATAACTTTGATGGTTCAAACATGAGCGTTCTTTTGGACGTTATGGCTTATAATTCTTATTTGAATTCTTTCTACCTTAACATGGTAGCTTCAGAGATGTTTTTGGATTCAGCCCAAAAAATTGATTCTGTTATTTCTCACGCTAAAGAGCTGAATTATATTCCAAGAAGCTCTCATGCTGCAGCAGCAAATGTAAGTTTTACTGTTGACACATCCGGATTTACTACCAATAAACTTACTATCCCAAAAGGAACTAGGTTTTCTGGATATAATTCTAATGGAACATATACTTTCGTAACAGATCAGTCTCTTACGTTCACATCAAGTAATAGTACGTTTTCTGTAGAAAACATACAAATAAGCGAAGGCGACTATTTCAATGATAGCTTTGTTGTAGATTATGACATAGAAGATCAAAGATTTATATTGTCAAATCAGAACATCGACATCAATACTATAACAGTCAATGTTGTTGAAAATTCTGGCTTATCTAACACTCAATTTGTTTTTGCTGCTTCCCTATTTGGTCTAAAGGGAGGATCTGAGGTGTATTTCGTGCAGGCTGTAGAAGGCGGTAGATATGAGATATTGTTCGGCGATGGATTGTTTGGCAGAAAGCCTCTTAATGGGGCGTCAGTTCAAGTAAATTATATTGTCACTGATGGTTCTGATGGTAATGGTGTTGATAATTTTACTCTAACAGATAATATTGGGCCATCTAACGGAGGAACTGCAACAGCTTCTGCTATCACAGTTATAACTCCTTCTGTGTATGGCGCCAATCAAGAAAACATAGAAAACATAAGATTCAATGCTCCTAGATATTATGCTACACAACAGAGAGCTGTTTCAGTAGACGATTATGCTTCTCTTGTGTATGCTAAATTTGGCGGCGCTGTTGACGACGTTATTGTGTATGGTGGTCAAGACTTAGAACCAAAACTTTATGGTAGAGTAGTCGTTTCCATCAAACCAACAGCTTCTACAATAGCTTCTTCTTTGTTGAAGAACAGTATTGTTAATTACCTTCAAGATTATATTGCTTTGCCTAACAGAGTTATTGTTACTGATCCTGAGTATTTCTATATTAAGATTAATTCAATCGTTCAATATAATTCTAAACTTACTACAAAATATGCTTCAGAAGTAAGAAGTATTATTCTTAATGATATTTTAGAGTTTAGTTCTGCTCATCTAGAAAAGTTTGGTAACGATTTTAGATATAGTAGATTCGTCACTCATATCGATGACGCAGACACAAGTATTACCAGTAACGACACTCATGTAAAGATTGTTAAAAGAATAAATCCCAAACTAAATTATGCCACTTCTTACAGTATAGCATTTAATAATCCTGCTGAATTAGAAGGCGTGTATGGAGGAGTTGCGTATCCAGACGAAAGAGTTTTCAACAGCTCTTCGTTTTCTTACATTGACGAAAAGGATAATATAATTCCTAACTGTTATATGGAAGATGACGCTCTTGGTAGTATTCTTGTTTATACTTATGTTAGAGGCGTAAAAACTACTGTCAATCCAAATATTGGAGTTATAGATTACGAATCTGGAATTGTTTCCCTAAGTAATCTAAAATCTTCTTACTATGGCAACTATCTGCTTCTGGAACTAAAGACAAGAAATAAAGATATTATTGCGACAAAGAACATGGTTCTGGTTATAGAACCTGAAGACGTAACAATCGACGTAATAGAAACAATTAGATAAAATGGAATTTAAAGTAGAAAAAACAATATCTAATTTTGTAGAGAGCCAGTTCCCTCAATTCTACCAAGAAGAGGGTCCAAAGTTCATACAATTCGTCAGAGCTTATTATGAATGGCTAGAATCCGCAGGTCCCGTCAAAGCAGATGGTAATGGCGGACCCATTCACGAAGCCAGAGAATTAACAGATTACAGAGATATTGATACTACTGTTGAAAGATTTCTGGAATATTTCCAGAAAAAATATCTTTATGGTATTCCATTCAATATTATTGCTAATAAAAGATTCCTCCTTAAACATATTTTGGACGTGTACCGTTCAAAAACAACCATTCAAGGTTATAAACTTCTATTCAGATTAATCTACGACGAAGACGTTGACATTTATCTTCCTGGTAAAGACGTACTGAGAGTATCAGACGGTAAATGGGTTGATCCACGATATCTAGAAGTAACATACACAGAGAATCTAGAATCTCTTATTGGTAAATCCATTATGGGCGTTTCTTCAAAGACAACAGCTGTTGTTGAGAAGGTTGTTAGGGAACGTGTTAATAAAGACATAGTTTATATGGCGTACATTACCAGCGTTGAGCCTAAAGGCGGCGATTTCGACGTTGGTGAAAGAATTGTTGACTACAGATACAGAACAGATTCTGCAGTAATTGGTGCATCGCCAGTCATCCTAGGATCATTAGATACTCTTGATGTTTTCAACAGCGGTAATTCATTCAACGTCGGAGATATTCTTAAAATTGCATACAAAGATCCAGATACCAACGAAATTGATTCTTTTGGTATTGAAGGTCTTGTTATCGTTAAATCCCTTTTTCGTGGATATGGTTCTCTTAACTTCAACATCGTTAATGGCGGGTTTGGGTTCCTAGCCAATTCAGCAATATTTTTATACAAAAACATTGCCGATCAAACTGGTAGCGGAGCGAGCTTTAACATCAAACTTTCTGACACCAGAAGATTGACATACAACACAGACTGGATCCAGGATTTTATTGACTTACCTATTAATGAAACTTCATATGGATTTTTGGGAAATGCCAGCGCCAATTTAAGTACGAATATCGAAGACACGTTTACATACGAGAGCGGCGTATTCGGTAAAATCGCCTATCTAACAAACGTTCTTGCTGGTAATGCTTATATTGCCCCTGCTAATGTTTTCATTAGATCAACTTATAGATCAAAAAACCTTCCTGGCAAACTTTGGTATTATAACACCAACACATTTATTAACGCTTATTCTTCAGGCGTATATGTAAATACTTCATTCATAGATGGTAATGTTGTTCTTATAGCTAATGCTAATAAACATTTCGATTTGAATAGCTATGTAGATTACTTGGCTCCAGAAGGCTATAGCGCCATTACTGGATTGCAATCTAACACAAGATATTATGTAAAAACTACAAACACGTCAGGAATTACTCTTAGCGAAACTCCTGGTGGAGCAACATTAGCGATCAGCACAACTAATGTTTCTAGTAATGTAGTGAAACACGTTTTCACTACAAAAGCTCTTACAAAGAGCTTTTTGGCAAACGCTTCTTATATCAACAACGTAAGTCATTCTATATTAGTTTCTAATGCCAATACATACTTCTTTGTTGACGATTATGTGTATTATTATGTTCCAACAGGAAATGTTGCAATTACTGGTCTGAAAGGAAACACTTATTATTATGTGGAATCTTCTAACGATTCTGCGTTAACTCTTTCTATGTCAGTAGGCGGAGATCCTATTGAGGTATTTTCTGGTAACTACGGGGCGGCGGCAGAAACTCATTATCTATTGAATGATACCACCAGAGCTCAAGTTCCCTATGTCAACGCTTATTCAGAAGATTTTTATTCTAATACAACTTCTGTAAATAATTCAAATTATTCTATCCTATTGGCCAATGCTGACATATATTTGCAAGCTGGTGATTCTATATTCTATGATGTTCCTACAGGATCTTCGGCGCTTGCAAATCTAACAGCAAATTCTGTTTATTTTGTTAAAACTGTAAATTCCAGCGCTATCACTTTAAGTAATACTGCCGGTGGTGCTACTATACAGATATACACATCTTCTTCTAGTGCTGCTGCTTCTCATCAAATCAAAGGCGCCAAATTCAACAAATATTTTGCGAACAATGATGTTATCTATCTGCAGTCTGATGAGGCTGATGCAAACACTTTAGAATTGGCTGTTATTAGAGAAATCAAAAGCGATACATCTGTTCAACTTTATGGGTTCACTAACAATACTTCTACTAATTCTATGGTATACGGTAGAGCGGTTGTTATCATGCCTTCTCAGTTTGCTAATTCAGAAGTCACAGCAAGAAATAGTAATACTGGTTTAATCGATCAGTTTAGTCTACTTTCGTATAACAATAATCCAAATAATTATGGCGCTTATGCAAGCATCATGAGAAGATTGGATAATACGATTAATGGCATTAATGATAATATTCTTGCTCTTAACTCTAGCGGTAATAATATCGTAGAGAAGGTTGCTGCCGTTTCTTCGGGTAGAGCTTACGTAGAGGGCGAATCTGTTCATGCTTACAGATATGGTATTTTAGAAGTTCCTGTTGTTGTTAAAGGCGGTTTTGGTTACGTAAACAATGATACTTTAATCTTTACTGGAGGGTTTACCGAATATCCAGCCAGAGGTTCAGTCATAACCAACAACCAAGGTCACATTACAGCTGTTAACACACAGCTTGGAGCTTGGTATAGTGGATCTGGATATAACACTATTCCAGAAATTTCTATTAGATCTGCAAACAGCAGAGCCTATGGCGCAGTGTTGACCACAAACTTCATTCCTTTCGATACAGCCAGTGAAATTAGAGGTATTGTCAGAAAGGCTGGTGTTGGTAAGGGTGTTGGTTATTGGGCAACAACTGATGGACTATTAAACTCCGATAAGGTCATTCAAGACAGTTATTATTATCAAGATTATTCTTATGAAATTAGAGCTGCTATCAGTATTGAAAACTACAAAGAAGTTTTCTATTCAACTTTCCACCCTGCTGGTACAGAACTATTCGGTAAGTATGAATTGCAGCCATTTGTGGTCCAAAGCGAGATAGACCTAGTATATGATACAAACGCCAATACTGCTTGGCCGCTATGGTTGACATGCGATATTTCAGACCCAAGAATTCGCTGCGACGTTCTTGTGGAAGAACTTCCTGACGGCAGACTGCTACCAAATACATATCTAACGGTCGATCAATTCACTTTCGCTAACAATTATCTGGGAGTAGACATAAATACTATATTCTGTAGTAATGCCACTCTCAGAGTAGATAGAATATCTGAAGATTCATAAGGGGAACTAAATTGACAATACAAACAGCCAATATTGGCGCAAGCCCAAACGACGGAACTGGCACTCCTCTGAGAGATGCCGTTGATCTGTTCAATCAAAATTTTATTCAGCTGAGTACTAACTCTGTTGTAAACACCAGTATTACTGTAGGAAATACAGCGACTGGAAACGTCTTTGTTAATTCTTCTTTGATTTATGTGCAAAATAATGCTGCTTACGTTAGAATTGGTAACAGCGCATCAGTGAACGTAATAGCAAACAGTTCTGTTATCCAGACAGCTGGTCTGGTAAATACAGGAACTCTTTCTGTTACATCAAATACTTTGAACCTTGGAACTACCTCTTCTGCTGGAGCTAATGGTTATACCTACCTACCAAACGGTCTAAAAATGAATTGGGGTTGGGTGTATTGTAATAGTACAATTGGAAATGCTATCTTTACTTCTGCTTATACATCAGAGTGTTATGTTGTTACTGTTACCGGTAATACAGCTAACGCTTCTTTTGCTCCTTTTGTGCCTGAACAGAATACAACTGCAGCTGTTATCAGAACAAACGATAATACAGCTATCAACGTTCATTTTATTGCGCTTGGTAAGTAAGGTTTAAAAATGGCTGGAATTATTCAATCTGCATACAAAAAGTCTTTAATTGATGAGATGTTGTATAATATCAGCACAAACACGTCTTATTATTACGCATTTGCATCTAACCCTGTAGCGTATAGTGGAGCTGTTCCTAATACTTCACCAAAAGACTATTCTACTGAATTTGAGAACGATTGGTTGATGTTATTTGGCAAGAAATTATCTATTTCTAATTTCGCCCCGTTGATTCAGAATAATATATGGGACGCTAACACAATATACAGAAAATATGATAATAGCGATCCCGAGCTTTATTCCAATAATTTGTTTTATGCTATTTGCGAGCCTGAATATGACGGTGGCACTTATAATGTATATAAGTGTTTGGACAATGGCAACGATTCCCCTTCTTCTGTCAAGCCAACAATGGTTCAAACAACTTCTTTTGCTACTTCTGATGGTTATGTTTGGAAATATGTAACTTCTATTCCATTCAGACTATACAGAATGTTTGCGACCGAAGAATATGCTCCATTATACGCAAACGCTATTACATCAATTTATGCCAATGTTTATGCTGGTGTAGAAAAAGTTGTTATTGAAAACGGCGGAACAGGTTATTCTACATATCATGAAGGCACTATTCTATCTGCTAATACTACTGTTATCCAGATTGAAAACGAAGCCAGTATCCAGAGCGGTTATTACACAGGAAGCGCCATCTATATTTACAATACTACAGCTACAACTTCTCAGATATTCAACATAACTGAATACGTAGCAAACAGTGTTGGTAAATGGATTTATTTGGATAAAGAAGCTAATACTGACAATATCTTGCCACAGGCCACAAGATACAAAATTTCTCCTAGCGTTCATTTCGTTACAGACGGTGGAACTCAACCTATTGCTTATACTACTATAAACCCAGAAGCAAACTCTATTTCTGATGTAGTAATTCTAGAAACTGGGGCGGATATATCTTGGGCTAACGTGACGATTAATGCTTTGGTTGGTCAAAATGCTAATGTTTATGCTATCGTACCACCAGCTGGCGGACATGGTAGTGACGCTCTTTCGGAATTGAATATCAAGGCTCTGGGTGTAAACTTTCATTTTGCTAATACTGAAGGCGACAATATTCCTACTTGGATTCAATATAACAAGATAGGTATTATTAAAAATCCATACCAATTATATGCAAATGGCGCCAAAAGTAATACTCAATTTACTGGGGCTGTTTTCAGTCAGGTTATGGAATGCGATGTCTCTAATCCAGTCGTATATACTATTGGAGACAGGGTTTATGGTAATACCAGCAACGCTTATGGTATTGTTGCCTATTCAAATACAACTAAATTGTATGTCACAGGCGACAAAACATTTATAGATGGAGAATATGTTTTCTCTAGTAATGGCGTTCTCAACACAGAAGTTGATATTGTTTCAAAGGGCGATATATACGCTAAGAGTTTGAAGCCTCTTTACGTACAGAATATAAATAATGTTAATAGGTCTAACACCCAAACCGAATCTTTTAAACTGATTATCCAGATATAATAAGGCACCAATAATGGCTCTAAAGACAGATTTCAACGTTGCTCCATATTTCGACGATTATGATGAGTTTAAAGACTATTATCGAATCCTTTTTAGACCTGGTACAGCAGTTCAGGCAAGAGAACTAACACAGATCCAGACAATTATCCAGAAACAGATCGAAAGATTTGGTAACTGGGCGTTTAATAACGGCGATATTGTTTATGGTTGTCAGATTTTCGACATGCCTTCGGTTCCGTATGTTCGCCTTATGGATTTCGCATCGAACGGTACAGCAAACTCAGCCACTCTAGACGTAAGAGATTATGTTAATGCAGTGGCCACTAGCGCCACAAGCAATCTAAAAGCTCAGGTCATTTACGCTAATGCAGGATTCAGCACCAATTATCCTGACACAAACATTCTGTATCTAAAGTACATCAACACTGGAACAGGCGGGGAAACTATATTCTCCAACAACGAATTGTTGACTTTCCAGCAAGTTTCTGTTGCAGGTAATACTGATCTAGCAAATGTTTATAGTTGGTCTAACACTCCTATCGATACTGTAACAACAGGTAATTCTCACGGCGTAAGCGTAACAGAAGGCGTTGTTTTCATTGGAGGCGAATTCGTTAGAGTAGCAAATTCTACATTTGGCCTTGTTAACAATTTTGGTACTTACGCTGGTAATAATGTTATTGGATTTGACCTTATTGAACAGATTGTTACAGAAAACCAAGATACAAGTCTTCTAGATAACGCTCTTGGATATACCAACGAAAACGCTCCTGGCGCTCATCGTTTGAAACTTACTCCTATAATCATTTCTCTTACTACAGAAGAAGCATCCCTTAGAGAGAAATTCAATCCTATCGGAATTTATAATTATGGTAGTTTGGTTTCTAAAGTTTTACCAGCAGCAAACGTCTATTCTGTTGTTGGTGACGTTCTAGCAAAAAGAACATTCGAAGAATCTGGCAATTATGTCGTAAACCCTTTTATTGTTGATACTGTAACAACCATTCCAGGTTCTGATGTAAGCGCATCTGATGCTAACAGCGTTCTAGGGCGTGTCAGCACAGGTATCGGTTATGTTCAGGGTAACAGAGTAGAAATCCAAAAAACTGCATATATCAACATGCGTCGTGGCGTTGATACCCAGACAAACCGTTCACAAGAAATCAATTTCAATTATGGCAATTATTTTATTGTAAATGAATACGCTGGATCATTCAGATCCGATTTGATAGCTAGCGTCAATTTTTATGACCAGCCACAAAAAGCTGTTACCAACAGAACATATTCTGGAACTGGTTTGGTTGGTAATTTGATAGGTACAGCCAATATTAGATGTGTAACATTAGTTTCCGGCACTCCCGGCACATCTACTGCTAATTATTACATTCACATTTTCAATACTAGTATGTCTGGAAATTACACACCAAGCCAGATAAAATCTATCGTATTTACTGGTCCAAACAAAGGTATTGCTGACGTTGTATCTACTGGTATTGTATCTTCGCAGAACAAAAAACAACTATTCAGTTTTGGCGTAACTGGTATTAAGAATCTTAGAGATCAGAACAACAATGTTGTTACAGATTACTATTACAGAGCAAGTAATACTACTGCTATTATGGACACCAGTGGTAACATTGACACAAGAATAGCTTCTTCAGTTACAGGCGGAACTGATATTCTACCATTCGTTGCAGGTACAACATTAACAGATTCGGCTGCAGCTGACATTATAGTTGTTTCTAAAACTAATGCAGATTCAGCTGCTATAACTGGGTCAGTTTCAGTAAGCACATCTTCTACTATTGTAACAGGTTCTTCTACTGTATTTACTTCTATATTTACATCTGGAGATTTGGTAAAGGTCGATGGCGCAGTAAGAACAATTGTATCAGTTGCAAACAACACTTATATGGTTGTTGATGCTCCGTTCGCTTACTCTAATTCTGGAACAAACTGTTATAAGAGATATGTGAATGGTAAAGTAATTTCCACAACAAAGGGTATTACTGGTCCTTCTCCATATGTAACAATAGATACTAGCACAGGGTTCACAATTCATTCAGGGCAGATTCCATCAGTTCCTTTGGACGTTGACGTTTCTTATATCGTAAAAAGAACTGTTACTGTTCCTGCTAAAAAGGAAATCAGAAAGAAGAGATTTGTTAAGATCAACACTTCTTCAAACCCAAAAGGTCCATGGTGCCTTGGGTTGGGAGACGTACATAAGATCAATAAAATTTACGGAACTGCTAATGGCGTTTATACTGTTAATGGTGTCGATCTAACAAGTAATTTCTCTCTTGACACAGGCCAAAAAGATACTCATTATAACTTAGCATATATTTACGCTAAACCTGGTTATACAGCTACTTCTTTCCCAAATGTTTTGGTGGACTTAGATTATTTTGCTGTTAATACATCGCCAGGAGTTGGTTATTTTACAGTCGAATCTTATCCTGTTGACGACGCTAATACTGCTAGTGTTACCGCCATTCAGACAAAAGATATTCCTCTTTATGTTGATGACACTGGAGCCAAATTACCACTAAGAGATTATGTGGACTTCAGAGTTCCATGTATTAATACTGCTAACGACAGCGGTTTTTACGATTGGTCTAACGGAGCTCAAACTAATACTGCAATTTCATATGCTACGTTGAATCCATCAAGCACTCTATCGTTTGATGTTCCAATCACAGGAATGAATTCTCCTGCTTATGGTAAATCTCTAGAGGCAGATTATACTTTCTATCTGGGTAGAAAAGATCTGGTTATGATCACCCCTGACAATGTTCTCAAGGTAAAGGAGGGTGTGCCTAGCATTACACCACAATCTCCTCTATTCCCAGAGAATGCTATGCCATTGGCTACTCTCAATATACCTCCATATCCTTCTCTATCTTCTGAGCAGGTCGATGACTTCTTGACTATCAACCAGAGCGCCATAAACCTTATAAGAGACACTTCTCTTTCAATATCTGGTTCTTCTTTGACTAATAGAAGATATACTATGAAAGACATAGGTTCTATTGATCAGAGAGTTACAAATCTAGAATATTACACTCAGTTGTCATTGCTAGAGAAAAAGGCAAAAGACTTAACAGTTACTGACGAAAACGGTCTTGATAGATTCAAGAATGGTATTTTCGTTGATCCTATGACTTCTTTTTCTCTTTGCGATATTTCTAATCCAGAATTCAGTATAGCAATTGATTCTTCGAAGGGCGTCGCTAGACCAAAAATTGTTAGAGAAACTATCACTATCAATTTCAGTAGCACTGCTTCTTCTAATGTTGTCAAGACAGGCAGACTTATTACACTAAACTATACTGAAGTTCCTTTCTTGGTTCAGCAATATGCTACAAAGTATAGATCTTCAGCTTTGGTTGCTTATGCTTGGAATGGTCATCTTACTCTTATTCCGACATACGATAATGGCGTTAATGAAGGTAAAACTGGTTCTGCAGAAATCTATATTGATTCAGCTGCTCCATGGAAAGAATTCGCTTCTAGCCCATTCGGCGTTACATGGGGCGATTGGAGAACTACAACTTCTACTGAGGTTGAGACTATTCTTACTGGAGAAGTTAGAAACAAAGTATATGACTTCAGAGGAAATCTTGTCAGCGATAGACCTGCTGCTGTTCAGCCTGTTGCCAATCCTCCATCTGTAAACGATCTTCTCGTGCAAGCTGGTTGGAATGGCGGCGTAGACTTATTGACAACTCTCTTAAGAGGTTTATAAATATACAAAATGGAATTTAGGAGATAAAAATTGGCTGTTACAAATACTACTAGTATTACAAGCACTACCATTGGTATCCGCGAAGGTACGCAATTACAAGTTACTGAAAACAAGAATTCAAAAACTGTCGGAAATTATGTTACCGACATTTCTATTCAGCCGTACATTAAAAACAGAATTGTCTCCTTTTTTGCATACAACATGCGCCCTGATCGAAGAGTTCATATTTTCTTCGATAGTGTTAACGTAGACGAACATTGTGCTCCTGGTTCAAGAGATGGTAACAACACATATGTTGTTCCAACAGACGGTGGAAATTACCAATCAGTTTCTAGAGTTGGCAATTGGGGTTCTCCTGTTTATACAGATAAAAATGGTAGAGTAACAGGTCAGTTCAATCTTCCTGCAGGCACATTCAAAACTGGCGAAAGAGCTCTGCAGATATGTGACGTAGATAGCCTTGTATATGGTAACGATGCTATCACCACAGTTTCTTCTGCTATGTTTACTGCTTCTAACATAACAGTTTCTAGAGATACATTAACTCTCACAACAGTTACACCAGAATTAAATTTTATACCTGTTTCTAATACATTCGTAAATACTGATACAACAGTTCTTACTTCTGTCATTGAAGATAACGTAACTATTTTACCCCCTCCGCCTCCACCTCAGCCTTTCCCATTTTGGTTGTTTCTTGAACCTGTAGCTCAAGCTCTTACTATCAACACCCCAAATGGAGAATCAGGAATTTATGCTACATCTATAGATTTGTTCTTCAAACAAAAATCTTTAGTATCCGAAAGAGGCGTTAATGTTTACATTTGTGAAACTCAGAATGGATATCCTAACGGTAAAGTCATATTACCTTTCTCCAAAGTTCACAAAACCTACAGCGAAGTAAATATAAGCGAAAACGGTACTGTAGCAACAAGATTTACGTTCGAAGCTCCTGTTTTCTTGGCAAACAAACAAACTTATGCATTCGTTGTAAGACCAGACAACAATGACCAGGATTATCAGGTATGGACTGCAGAGCTTGGCGACACAGACGTTAATACTGGATATCAAGTATTCAGTCAGCCAGTAGTCGGAACAGCTTTTTATGGTGCTACACAAGAACAGTGGACAGCCTTGCAAACAGAATATGTTAAATTTACTCTCAATAGAGCTAGATTTAACACACAAAAAGGTCAGGCTATTTTCATTAACACGAATACAGATTTTATTTCAGTATATAACGTAGGATATAGTAATTCTTCTTCTACAATTCTTGCAGGAGATTATGTTTATCAGTCTGACAATTCGACTCCTTCTACAGCTAATCTTAGCGTTAGTGGTATTGTCAATTTCTATGACGATAACAAAAATATTCTATACGTTGATAATTCTACTGGTAATTTTTCTACCAATAAGTATGTACAGATTCATAGATTTGCTAACTCTTCTGTAGTTTCTTCGCCGAACAACTCGACTATAGTTGCTTATGCTAATACAGGTTCCTTGTATAATCCTGTAGTTGATGCTCTAGTCCCTCAATTGGCGTACATTACTCCTCCAGGAACTTCTGTTGAATATTTCTATACGGGAACAACAAACAGTTATAGCATCGAAAGCAAAGAAACCAAGGTTATTCCTGGTTACGAAAAGGAGATGTATGATTACGAGCGTATCGTAGCAAGTCGTACCAACGAACTTAACAGTATGTCTGGTAAATCTTTGTATCTCAAGGGAGTTATGTATTCTGATTCGGAATTCTTGTCTCCTGCTATCGACACTGTAAGAAATCAACAGCTTGTCATTAAGAACGATATTGATCCTCTAGGTTTTGACTACGACGAATATTTCAATAACGGCAACGCCAGATCTAAGTACGTTTCTAAGATCATTACTCTTGCTGATGGTCAAGATGCTGAAGATCTTCAGATCATTCTAACTGCATTTAGACCAATTGGTTCTGACGTAGAAGTATGGGTCAAGTTCTTAAACGGCGAAGACACTGAATCTATCAATCAGAAAACTTGGTCTCCTTTGTATAATGTTGGTTACGGATTATATTCAGATCCTTCTGATCCTACAGACATGAAAGAATATGTTTATACAGTTCCTTCGTATTATGTTCCAGTTATAACTTCTGGTACAGTAACAGTATCAGGCACAACTGTCACTGGCACAGGAACTTCATTTTTGTCTGAATTGCAGCCAGGATGGTTTGTTACTTTCCTAGTTCCAAGTACAGCAGGTTATACAGAACAAAAGAGAAAAATTGTAAGTATTGCTAGCGATAGTTCTCTGACAGTATCTTCTAACTTTATTGGAACTTATACATCTGCAACAAGAATGTATCTTGCTCCTCCCCCAACAACTGCTTGGGTAGGTAAAGACGATAGAGTTGCTTTGACAGGAACTGTTTCTTCTTATACTACTAACAATTCTATTGTTGGTTCTGGTACATCTTTCACGACACAACTTTCAGTTGGTTCTGTTATAAGCGTTGGCTCAGATCAACAAGTAATTGTTTCCATTGCTAACAACACTCTATTGAGCGTTGGAACTCCTTGGTCAAGTGCTACTAGCGGAGCAACTGCTTATAGAGTGTCAAAACCAGGCCTTTCATACTATAACAGTTCAACTAACTTCTTTACTTCGTTTAAGCAATTCCAGATTAAGATTGTTCTAAAATCAAACGATACTTCTAAGGTTCCGATTATAGACGATCTTAGAGCTCTAGCAATGCAGTTGTAATCATGGAAAATAAATATTATAAAACAGATTTCGAAGGTTTAATGAAAGACCCTAATAGCGGGGCAGTTCTCAACGTTGATAATACAAAACTGGATGCATATAAAAAGAGAAAACAGTTTGTCGAAAGCAACATCAAGAACGTAGAGCGAATCAATAAAGTAGAAAATGACATCCAAGAAATCAAGGACATGCTTAGTCAACTACTAAAGAGAAATTAATAAATGACAGTTCTTATCGCAAATACCAGTAATAATCAAAACTTTGCTTACTGGCTAAACAGAACTAACGAACTTGCTTATGCAATGTCGGTATATGCTGTTACGGCCAATGGCTCTAATGCTGCTGTTGGTAATGCTGGTATTACTGGCATTTTCAGCGCTAATGTTCTGAATTCTGCCTATAATGCGAACGTAGGAACTTATGTAGTTGTCGGTAATTTCAGTAATCCTGACGCCAACGCTGCATACGTAAACACAACCCATATCCACGTAGGTAACCAGACTTCTAATTCTACTGTCAACACCAGCACTATGAAGACTTACTCTGTGTTGGTTGGTTCTAATGTCGTTGTTAATACATCACAGATATTCATAGGCGATAGTTCTGCTAACACTGTCTTGAATAAGAGCTATATGTATTTCAAGGCAAACGATACTGTTAACTCCACATTTAATTCTAATGGTGTATTGATTACCAAAGACGCTATTTCAGCGATTCTTTCTTACGATACTTTGTGGGTTGGTAATAGCGTTGTTAATAGCACTATTATAACCACAGCCAATGACATATCTACAGGTTTCACAGCCAATACAACTTCTATCCGTATTGGTTCTAATACGTTTGCTAATGATACAACTATTGTTACTGGTTATACTTCTACATCAAACATACTTTCGAATTCTACATTCGTCGACGTAAGAAGCCCAACAGCTAATGTTAAGATTAATTCTGTATTAATCTCTCTTGCCAATTCTAGTAGCGTAGCAAATCTTACATCAGACAATCTTAGAATTGGTAATTCGTTTGTCAACAGTACAATTATTACTACTGGTAATGTTACTGTTAATACCACAGCCATTGTTGTTGGTTCTATAGTTTCTCCTGTTTTGGCCATTACGGCTTATTCTAATAATAATGTCACTATTTACGGTGAATCGAATTCTAATATTGGTGTGTCTGGTAGATCTAATTCTGCCCCTGGCGTTTATGGTAGATCTATAAGCGGCGTTGGAGCCTTTGGCGATTCAGAAAATTTCTATGGCGTATATGGTTTATCTAACACTTCTTGGGCTGGTTATTTCGCTGCAAGAACAGGAAATCCATTATATGTTGGTAACACATCAACAGAATTCTTCAGAGTAGCTTCTAACGGTCATATTGGTATTGGTGGTATTGCACCAACTGTGGCTATTGACATACAGTCATCTGTTCCTCAAGTCAGACTACGTGGAACAGGCACAACTTCAGAACTAAGAATTAATCCTGCATATGGCGGAGCAGCACTTGGTTCTATTGGTACTGTTGACACAACTCCATTTATGTTGTTTACTACCAACGTCGAGCGTGTTCGTGTTCTTGCCAACGGTAATGTAGGTGTTGGAACTACTTCGCCTGCATATAGATTAGAGGCAAACGGAACTATATGGGCTAATACATTTAACAGCGGTAAGGCTGGTGTTAATACCAGCATCAATTCTACTGCTTTCTATGCCTACGCTAACAGTTCGTTCAGCACTCAAATTAATGCTACCGCTATTTCTTCAAACGCCAATATGGACGTTTATGGTAACGTTGTGTTTGGTGTTTCTCAAGCAGCTGGTACATACGTAAATGTCAAAGGAACTCTGGTTGTTAACGGGGACGTTACTGTTAACGGTAATATCACATACACTGGTAATGCTATTGGTGATATTATTCCTTCGTCGAACGATCTTTATCAACTAGGTACAGTTAATAATAGATGGAGAATTAACGGTTCTACGCTTACTCTGTCTAATAACGCTACATTATACCAGGCTCTTACTGTCAACACTAGTGTTACCATTGGTAACAATTCAACAACTTCATTTATTACTGTTTCTCCGCCAAATATTACTCAGAGAAACCACGGTAACACTTATCTAAACGCTAATGGTTTATGGACTGCTCTGCCAATAATTCCAGTGTCAAACAACGTTGTTGTTACTTCAGGCACAGGCCAGCAGTCAATCGATAGCGTAGCTCTTGGAACTTATGCATATGATTATGTGATCCATGTTGCAGATAGCTCTGGTAACAGAATGGCTACAAAGATTCTAGTGTCAACCAATTCTACAGCGATTAATTCTTCTGAATACGCTCAAATTGGTAATTTAGGCTCATTTACTACTGATGTAAGTGGCGGGGTTGGATACCTTTACTTTACTCCTTCGGTTTCTTCGTCAACAGTAAGATTTACAAAGGTTCAGTCTTCCTAATGGCAACGAAAGCTAATCTCATAATAGATCAAGGTTCCACTTTTTCAGTGGAGCTTGACCTCACAGATGACAATGGAGATGCCCTTAACTTGGTTGGGTTTTCTGCGAACGCACAGATGAGAAAATGGTACACTTCTACCAATGCTACAACTTTTAGCACTTCTGTTAATGTATATTCTGGACAGATATCTCTAACTTTGTCAGCAAATCAGACTGGCGCTTTGACAGCTGGAAGATATGTTTATGATGTTGAACTGACAGACACATCTTCGAATGCAGTTTCTAGAGTTGTTGAAGGCATTGTAACAGTAACCCCACAGGTAACGAGATAATACATGGTAAATGTTGTTGTTTCGAGAAAAAGAAACGTCAAAGTATCATCAAACGCTACTGGTGGCGTTATCGACACAACAGTTCCTGTGACCCTAAAGAATGCTCCAGTTTTATCGAGTGGGCTAGACACAATAGATGAATTAAGAGATGTAGGTCTGACTCAAAGATCAGACGGTTCTACATTAATTTATGACGATAGTACAGATACTTATCAAGTTAAACATTTGAATTTTGTTAATATAGATGGCGACTTAGATGGTGGAGTTTTCTAATTTTATAAATATATAAAAAATTCAAAGGAGCGCTATCTACATGGCCAATAACAGAATTCAGATCAAAAGATCGGTAGCTAACGCTACAGTTAGCGGTCTTTCAAATGGTGAATTGGCGTTCACCCAAGCTAGTAACACCCTTCATATCGGCCTTCCTGACGGCTCTGGCGTACTACGAATTGGTGGCGCTCAATATCCAGGCATTCTGACCAATAACCATGCCCTTGTAGCTAACACTTCTGGCGGTATTGATACAGTTATCGTAGATAATGCTATCGTCAAAATGCTTACTGCCAATGGATCTCCGGGTTCGAATGGTCAAGTTCTTGTTACCAATGGTTCGGCCATCTATTGGGGAACAGGTACTTCTGGCGCTAACACTCAAATCCAGTTCAATGATTCAGGCGTTGCAAACGCCACAGCTGGTTTCACATTCAATAAAGTCAGCAATAACCTTTTCATTGACAACACTGTATTCACAACAACAGTCAATGCCACAACAGTAAACGCTGCTTCTCATACTGTTGGATCCCTATTAGTCGCCAATTCTACTGGTCTGTGGACTCCAGCTGGTACAGTTAATGCAGCCATCGTAAGCATTGGTACAGATGTTGTTGCAAACGCTTCAGGCGTTTTCGCAGTCGGAACAGTTAATGCTTCTACAATAAGCGTAGGTTCAGTAGTTGTAGCAAACTCCACAAGACTACAATCTAATGGTCTAGCAGTAAATTCTTCTGGCGCTTATGTAACTGGTATCGTGAACGCCACAGCCTTTGACGCTGGTTCTATTGGAACAGGCGCTGGCGGTACAGTACAGAATACCACTACTTTCTTCGTAGGCAACAACACAGTTAATACCAATATTACTTCAGGTGGTATTGTTATTAATGGACTTACAACCGCTAACAACAGTGGTGTGTTTGCTGCAGGTATTGTTAATGCCTTTGCCCACACTGTTGGTACTGATCTTGTAGCCAACTCTTATGGTTTGTTCGCCGTTGGCGCAGTTAATGCTTCTATTCTTAGCGTTGGTACAGATTTTACTGCCAATTCTACAAAGGTTGTATTCTCTGGTTCAAACGTTGACGCTACATCTGCAACTGCAGAATTCTTGAATGTCATCGTCCAGGGTAACACCACTCTAGGTAACAGCACTTCAGACGAAATCCATGTTACTGCTCGCGTAACAGGCAACGTAAATCCATCTGCTAATACAGCCTATGATTTAGGTTCTAACAGCCTAAGATGGAGAGAAATTCACGCTGCTAACATCCATTCTACATCTGGTTACTTCGATGGTAGCGTTGAAATTGCTGGCGATATTATCGTCTCTGGTAACCTGGTAACAACTAACGTATCATCTGTTATCGTTTCTGATCCAATGATCTATCTTGCTGGTAACAACTATTCCAGCGATCTATTAGACATCGGTTTCGCTGCTAACTATCATGATATTGCAGCTAACACAAACCTACACACTGGTCTGTTCCGTGACGCTTCTGATGGTGGTATATATAAGCTCTTTACAGGTTCACAACAAGAGCTATCAGGTAACAACGTTGTTAATACAGCTGCTAACGGTTATACCCTAGCAATTCTACAGACTTTCCTAGAGTCTGGTGCTATTGTATCTAACAATACTACATTAACAGTTACTGCAAACTCAACTTGTAATGTTAATATTGTTGCTAATACATTAGCTCTATCTACTGCTCTCGCAGGAACAGAGGGTGGTACTGGTTATAAGACGACTATCAATCAAGCATTGCTAGTTGGTAACTCTTCGAACGGCTATAATAGATTGTCTCTTGGAACTAGTGGATTTGTTCTTCAATCAAACGGAAGTCATCTAGTATACGATTATCTAGATGGAGGTAGCTTCTAATTATCTGAGGATATATTATGGAAGAAGAGAAAAACGACCAACAAAACCTCTATACACTACATTACATCCAGAAGCAAGAACAATTGCTTCTGGATTTCTTGCGTAAGAACATCGACGCAGAAGTACGCATAGTAGCTCTCAACAACAATATCAATGAAGCTAATGCTCGCTATGAGGAATCTCAGAAGCAAGTAGCTCTTGGTAACGAATTACTGAATCAAGCAGCTGCTAGCATCGAAACGCTGACAGCTGAGAATGATCGTATTACTCGTCAGTTAGAAGCATCTAAAACTGATATTTCATCGCTACAAAGTAATTATACTGCTCTTCAACAAAAAAATCAAGAGATTAATTCTCAAAAAGAGAGAATTATTAAAGAAGCTCAAGGCGAGAATCAGTTGAAATTAAATGAAGCTGGTATCCGTATTAAACAATTAGAAGATGAATTAAAACTATGTAATTCTAGATCCGAAGAATTAAAAACAGAATACCAGCATCAAGTCGAAGAACTAAATAATTTATACACCGAGAATCAAAAGCTGAAAGGCGATGATTCAAAAAAGGCAAAAAAGAAAGAACCTCCGGCAACATTGCCAGATGAATTTTAATATCTCAGTATATACTGAGTTATAGGAGAGCCTAGAATGGCAAATACAGTTTTCAAACTGCGTCGATCATCAGTCGCAGGTAAAGTCCCAAATACATCTACTGTCGCAATCGGCGAATTAGCAATCAACCTTACCGATAAAAAGCTATTCTCGTCAGACGGTTCGCTAGTATTTGAGATTGGCGCCAATCTAACAGATCTCCAAGTATCAAATAATATCACAACATCAAACATCAATGTAACAGACACAGCATTATTTCAGAATGTTGCTGTATTTCATGATGTAGCTATATTCGGCGCTATTAGTGCCAACAGCAGCAACGGCGCAGCAGGACTGGTTCTTACTTCAAACGGTTCTGGGGTTTATTGGGCGCCAGCTGGTGGTAGCGCCACAGGTCCAGTGAGACAACAATTTACTGGCGACGGAAACACAACAACATTTGCTATATCTGGTGGTTACGAATCTAATACTGTTTCAGTATTCTTGAATGGTGTTATGCTTCATAACGGTCTTGAGGCCAATGTTCAGTCTGGAGTCAACGTTGTTATTTCTCCTGCTCCTGCAAACGGTGCTTTGATTGACGTTGTTGGTTATTCTGTTATCACATCAACTTCTTATCTGACAATTGGTAATACTAGTATCTCTGGTAATGTAATATCAATCGGTAATTCTTCTGTTAACACTCAGATTGTTCCAGGAAACGTATATTTAAACGGTTCTACACTAGTCATTGGTAATACATCAAGCAATATTACCATTGATTCTACTACTATTAGTATTGCTGGTGCGACCATTAACACTTCGTCGTTTAGCGGAACAGCGAACAATACTCTTTATGTTGGGTCAGTTGCTTCTAATGACGTTGTTTCAAATACGAGCTTGCAAGCTAACCTAACAGTCATACGTTCTGATATAGCAAATTCATATTCTAATTCTGTTAATTATACTAGTTTTGCTATAGGAACTGCTAATCTTGCTATGGTAGCGAACGCTGATGCAGCATATTCTAATGCCACCTCATACACTGACTCTAAAATAGCAACAGCTAACTCTGCTATAGTTGCTAACGCTTCTGCTGCATACAGTAATTCCGTATTTTATACTGACTCTAAGATTGCTACTGCTAATGCTGCCATAGTTGCTAACGCTTCTGCAGCCTATTCTAATTCTGTAAGCTATGTTGATACCCAAATAGCAATTGCCAATTCTGCGATAGTCGCTAATGCATCATCAGCCTATTCTAACTCTGTAAGCTATGTTGATAGTAAGATTAGCACCGCTAACTCTGCTATAGTTGCTAACGCTTCTGCTGCTTATTCTAATTCTGTGACGTATATTGACAGTTCTATTGGGGTTGCTAATGCTGGCATAGTTGCTAATGCTTCTGCAGCCTATTCTAATGCTGTGACGTATATTGACAGTTCTATTGGGGTTACTAATGCTGCCATAGTTGCTAATGCTTCTGCTGCATATTCCAACGCTATTTCGTATACAGATTCTAAGATAGCTACTGCTAATACATCTATGGTAGCCAATGCAGCAGCTGCTTATTCTAATTCTGTGACTTATACAGATACGAAAATTGCAACAGCTAACGCTGCTATTACTGGTAACGCTGCTACTGCTTATTCGAATGCTACTTCGTATACAGACTCAAAGATAGCTACTGCTAATGCTGCTATAACAGCTAATGCTTCTGCAGCGTATACTAACGCTACTTCTTATTCTTCTAATGCTTCTAATATATCTTCTGGAACAGTAGCAGAAGCTAGATTACCATATAGAATGAACCAAGATGTTCGCAATACAGATAATGTAACATTCGGACAAATGACTTTGACGGGGAATCTGGTTGTTTCTGGTAATGTTAATATTATCGGCGCTAATAATCTATCGCTAGTCGATAATATGATTTATCTAAATTCTAACAGCACTGTCTCGAATCCAGATATTGGTATTGCTGGTAACTATAATGATGGAACATATTATCACACTGGTTTCTTTAGAGATGCCAGCGATGGTATCTGGAAGGTATATGATAATTATGCTCCAGAACCTGATGCTAATGTTTGGATTGACACTACAAATACAACATTTCATATAGCAAACTTCCAAGCAAATGCACTATTCCTAGGCAACACAAGTTCATTCTGGGTTGTTGCTAATACATCTGGTGTTCATGCTCCCGCAGTAAACACAGTTAATGTTGTAATAAGCGGCGGTATTTCTGCCAATGGAACTTATGGTTCGGCAGGTCAATCTCTTGTTTCTAACGGAACAGGCGCTTACTGGGCAACTGCTGGCGCTACACTAAACGCTAACAATACAGACAGCTCAACGTATTACATTGGTCTTTCTAGTGGTTCGTCAGGAGCTTGGACTAATGCTGTTGTTTCTACCAGCAAGTTGTATTTTGTTCCATCAACTGGTACGCTTACTGTTGGATCTGCTACTGTTAATTCGACAAATTATTCTGGAACGTCCAACAACTCCGCTTATCTAGGCGGAACAGCAGCAGCTTCTTACTTGTTATCTTCTACTGCGTCATCGACTTATCTACCACTTTCTGGTGGTACAATTACAGGAACAACTACTGTTAATGGCGATGTTCGTATTTTCAAAAACGGCGCAGATTCTATTAATAGTCATTTATACTTTGCCAGTGCTGGTAACTCACAAGCATGGAACTGGCAGCTGGATTCAAGTGGTAATGCTGCTCTTTGGGGATATCCTAACAGCGCCGCATGGTCTAAAGTTTGTTATTTTACTCCCACAGGAAATCTTTTCGCATCTAATGATATAAGTTGCGGTTCAAGATTTCACTTCACCGCAGCAGGAGCATGGACAGGTGGCAGTTACGGCTTGATAGGAATGAACTGGGGCGGCGCAGCTGGTACATATAAAAACTTTGCTGTTTTTGATTATCCAAACGGTAGAGCCATGTTCACCGTTAACGGTCAGACTAGAGATGTTGAAATTTTTGGTATCTCATATGCATATGGTAGCTCTAGATCGCCAATCTTCTATGATTCAGATAATACTGGTTATTATGTAGATCCTAATAATACATCAAACCTCAACGGTTTAAATATTGGTGGTTTTCCTGCTTGGAAGTATTCAACAACATACACAACATCCACTGACTGGAATACTATACTTCCTGCGGCTTATTCAATCAGACTTGATGAAATTCAAAATGGCACCGGATGGTCAAATGGTCCAAGCAGTGCATATGCATATGGTGCTCTTTTCTCTTGGGCTGCGGCGAACCATGCGCTTCAGTTGTATGTACCTCATACCGCTTCAGGATCTAACAATGGTATGTGGTATAGAACTGCATGGGTTCCAGGAACCACATGGAACAATGGTTATGCTTGGGCCAGAATCCTAGATTCTGCTAACTATTCTTCATACTGTAACTTTGGTACAAACAACGTATATGGTGCTATTTACTATGATGGAAATGATACAGGATATTACTGTAATCCAAACGGTATATCTTCTCTATGGTCAGTGAATATTAGAGGTGATGCCAATTCTACTAATTACCAGAACCAGATACATTTCTGGGGTTCAACCAGCACCACAACTTCCGCTATTGGTTTTAAATCAAACGGAGGATCCTTTACTAATCCGACTGGTAACGGCGACGGTTATAATACATATTTCACAATGGACTCAGATGGAAGAGGATGGGTGTTCCGTCGAGGCACCGGTGGTAACGATTTCAGTGCTGCTTATACATCTGGTTGGATTCTTAATAATGGTGTTTGGCAGTCTAATGCCAGTATGCGTTCACCAATCTTTTATGATTCCAATGATACTGCTTACTATTGTAATCCTAATAGCTTATCAGTTCTATCAGGAATAGAAGTAGGCGGATTAGGAAGATCAAGTTCACATTGTATCGGCTCAAATCTTTCCGGTGGTATTGCTTGGAATAATTCTCAACTCGAAATAAGAAATACAAATGGTGGCAATGTTGGTATAGCGTTCCATAGAGCAGGTTATACTTCTGTGCCGCTATATCATGACGGAGGATCGCAATTACGTTGTGGTGGAAATCTAATCGGCGATAGTGATATAAGAGCGCCAATCTTCTATGATTTAAACGACACTGCATATTATGTAAATCCAAATGATGTTTCATACATGGTCGAACCAAGAATGGCATGGCGATCACTGATCGGTAACCAGAACTACGACGGCTGTTTGTATGATGGAGGATATGATTATAGACCTGGTATCACTATTAGAGGTAACTATCCTCATCTGAATCTAGTTTCTTCCGGAATCAATAACACATCTCATGGACCAACACTAAGATTTATGGCTTATGATACCGCCGGAGCGACATCAGGAAACTATAAGCATTGGGTTATAGGTACATCGGGCACAAATGCTGTCAGACTTTCAATTGGTTATGCTTCTAACAATGCTAACCCACATGAAGGTATCTATGGTTGGGGTTCTGTTGCTATGTGGTTTGAAAATGATAGTAACGTCTACTGTAATGCAAGTATTCGTCCTACTATCATGTATGATAGAAATGATACTGGTTATTATTGTGATCCTAATGGAACATCTTTCTTGAACGTAGTTGGATTGGGGACAACTGGATACGAAGGTCGTTTCCAGGTTTATAATGGTGGTACTGTAGCAGCATCCTTTATGGGCGGTTGGGGTCAGTATGGTAAGGTCATTCAATTAAGAACTGACGGCGCTGGTGGTCAAGATGGTCCAATGCTATGGTTCCACAAAGCTGGCGCCAAACACTGGGCTTGTGGTATTAGACCATATTCCGGAGACAACAGTTTCTGGATTTCTGAAGATTCTTATAACGGTTCTTGGGGTTCAGAGAGACTTAGACTCGAACCAGGCGGAAACCTATTGGTTACAGGTAACGTAACTGCCTACTGGTCAGATCGTCGTCTGAAAAAGAACGTCGAAACCCTTGAAAACTCTATCGATGTTGTTAAGAAGTTAAGAGGTGTTATTTTCCAGTGGAACGAAACTGGTAAAGGTATCTTCAATGGTTCTGATGAACCAGAAACTGGATTTATTGCACAGGAAGTCCAGGAACATATTCCTTCTGCTGTAAGAGAAAACAAACTAGCTAAAGCAGAAGATGGTTCTCACTACCTAACAATCGACCAAGACAAGATCGTTCCTTATCTTGTTGAGGCAATCAAAGAACAGCAAGAAATGATTGAGACTATGAAACAAGAAATGAGCGATTTGAAAAAACTGATAAATAGTTAAAAAACAAATAATAAAGGCAAAAAATGGCTCAGAATAGAGAAATTGGCGAACTTGGTCAAGTTGTAACAGTCAATACAGCTGCAGAAAGCGTTAGCGTTGGTAACACTGTTATCCATACTATCGGAATAACTGTAGGTAATACTTCCATTCATAGTAATGGTATTACTATTTCTGGCCAGTCTATGAACAACACTTCATATCCAGGCACAGCAAATAACACTCTTTATGTCGGGTCAGTAACGGCTAATGATGTTGTTTCTAATACAGACCTTCAAGCTAATTTAGTTGTCATTAGATCAGATATAGCCAACTCCTATTCTAATACAGTTTCATATATCAGTAGTTCTATAGAAACTGCTAACGCTGCAATGGTTGCTAATGCTGCAGCAGCCTATTCTAACTCTGTAACATATACTGATACCAAGATATTCACGGCTAATGCTGCTATAGTTGCTAATGCTTCTGCTGCATATTCTAACGCTGTGAGTTATACGGATAATGCATATTCCAATGCAGTATCATATATCAACAGTTCTATTGGAACTTCTAATGCTGCTATAGTTGCTAATGCTTCTGCTGCATATTCTAACGCTGTTACATATACAGATACTAAGATTGGAACAGCTAACCTAGCAATTGCTGATGCATACTCTAACTCCGTTTCTTATACTGATTCTAAGATAGCAACAGCTAACCTAGCAATCGCTAACGCATATTCTAATGCAATTTCTTATGCAGACTCAAAGATAGCTACTGCTAACTCTGCTATAACAGCTAATGCGTCAGCTGCATATTCTAATGCAGTTTCGTATACTGATTCTAAAATTGCTACTGCGAATCTAGCGATTGCTGACGCATATTCGAATTCGGTCAGTTATACAGATTCAAAGATAACTACCGCTAATTCAGCCATAACAGCTAATGCGTCAGCAGCGTATAGCAACTCCGTTTCTTACACAGATTCAAAGATAGCTACTGCTAATGCCGCTATCTCTAGTGCATACTCCAACTCCGTTTCTTACACAGATTCAAAGATAGCTATCGCCAATTCAGCCATAACAGCTAATGCTTCTGCAGCATATTCTAATGCCACAACATACGCATCAAACGCTTCTAATATTTCTTCCGGAACTGTAGCTGAAGCTAGACTTCCATACAGAATGGATCAGAATGTCAGAACTTCTGATTCTGTAGAATTTAAAGGTATGACCCTAACTGGAAACCTTGTTGTTTCTGGTAATGTTAACATTGTTGGTGCGAATAATCTTTCGCTAGTCGATAATATGATTTACCTAAATTCTAACAGCACTGTTTCCAATCCAGATCTTGGATTTGCTGGTAATTATAACGATGGTACTTATCGCCATACTGGGTTTTTCAGAGACGCCAGCGATGGTATCTGGAAAGTTTTTGACAATTATGGACCAGAACCAGATGCTAGTCCTTATATAGACACTTCAAATACAACTTTCCATCTAGCTAATTTTCAAGCGAACAACTATTTCGCAGGTAACACAACATCTAACTGGTTTGTTGCTAACAATTCTGGCGCATATGCTACTAAATTCTATGACATCAATAATACTGCTTATTATCTAGACCCTGCTTCTACCTCTTTGTTGAACGGGTTGATAGTAGGATATGGAGGAACATCATCAACTATCACAATGTATGATAGTGATAATGGTAATAGATTCATTCATGCCAATTCTGGTAGATTAGGATTCTTAAATCTTGCTGCTGATGGTTGGTGGGCATGGAACGATGACAGTGGTAACTGGTTTTCTGCAACTTCTAGTAGATCACCAATCTTCTATGATTCGGACAATACTGCTTATTATATTGATGCCGCATCAACCTCTGTTTTAAATGCTGCGATCATTGGTGGTCATACATATTCATCTTACAATACCAGTAACATTCAGATAAACACCGCAGGAAATAGTTCTGTAGGATTGTTGATGAAAAACTCTGGTGGTACTTTTGGTTTCCAATTGTATGGTGGATCCGGAACCGAATATGGGTTCCTTGGATCTTCTTGGGGCAATTGGGATATGCAGAAAACCGTTGGCGGTAATCTATATCTAAATAACAATACAAATTATTATCTGAACCCACCAAGTGCGTCGTTACTAAGCACACTAACTCTCAATGGCGGAACGAGCAATCCATTAAACGTCAGAACTTCTTCTGCTGGGCCATGGGCTATCCACTTAACTCGTGATGATTTGTCAAATTCTGTTAGTGTTTACAACGCAGGTGGTTATTGGTATTTCAGCTCTTATGTTGCTTCTGGTGGTTCTTTCCGTGCTCCGATCTTCTATGATTCTGATAATACTGCATACTACATCGATCCGAATAATACATCGAGCGTGTTAGGTATCACACTCAACGGTAAAATTAATTTTCCATCAGGTTCAGGCGGTGGTACTACTTTCTCTGCCAATCATTACAGTATGGGCGAAGATATTGCTGATGGTGGATGGTCACATCCCCATTACTCAGATTTGATTATTGGTTATCATACTGGTATTCGTATTGGCGCATCATATTCTGGCATAAGATTCTATAATAATTCACCAACAACAGATGCTAATAACGATGGTAATGGTGACGGTGGTGAAGCATTACTTATGACTGTTGGTGGCCATGCTGGTGGATTTGTTACCGCTCACGAATCAATACGTTCTCCAATTTTTTATGATTCTAATAATACTGCTTATTATGTTGATCCTAACTCCACAACATCACTAAGAACTGTTGGTAGTTGGAGAGCAGATTCATCATCATGGGACGGCGAGTATTCTGGTAAAATTCAATATCACGGTAGTAACTGGTATTTTCAAGCTGCAAGCGAATGGATTTTCAGAAATTCCGGTGGCTCCAATGTATTTTATGTCAATCAATCTGGAACAATATATGCGCCATTTTGGTATGATTCTAATAATACCGCAAGATATGTTGATCCTAACTCCACAACTCTACTCGAAGATTGTAGAGCAAGCATCTTCTATGATATTTATGATACAAACTATTATGTTCAAGCAAGATCGATTTCATATCTAAATGATATTAGACCTAACATCATCTATGATCGTAATGATACTTATTACTACAATGATCTTAATGCGGGTAGAAGATTTGCTGGAAGAACATACATTCATGAGTGGATCGAGTTCGTAAACTTCACTGGACTATATTCACCAAACAATGGCGCCCATTTTCATCCAAATGATTTGTCTTATGGGTCGTGGCGTTCAAGAGGATCTAGAAATGGTTGGGCAGGTATCGAATTTGATGCGTCACAGAATATTTCATTGATGATCAATACTGCTGGCACCGTTCAAGGATTTCATAACAATGCTGTGGGATGGAGACTTTATATCGAAAACGGAACAGGCCACTTCCCAGGAAACGTTATTGCTTATTGGTCAGATAGAAGACTCAAAGAAAATTTGAGACCAATTGGTAACGAGGCAACTCAAATATTGTCTAAACTGACAGCCTATAGATTTAACTGGAATAATAAGGTAAAAGATTTCCATGCTGAAATCGAACCAGGTAAAGAAGAAATCGGTCTTATCGCACAGGAAGTTCAGGCCGCCATTCCGGACGCTGTTGTCATTAATAGATCAGCTAATAAAGCACACATCGATGGAACAGAATCAGAATCAGAATATCTAACAATCAATTGGAACAAGATCACTCCATTGTTGGTTCAGGCCTTAAATGATACAACAAAAGAACTTAATGAATTGAAACAACTTCTAAAAGATAAGGGAATACTATGACAAAAGAAGAATATATCGTAGCAATTAAAGAAGCGGAAACAACAATAAATAATCTAGTTAGAGAAGCTAGATCGAATAATATTGTTGTTGATTTAACCGTGACAATCGAGGCTCCGATGAGCACTGTCAGTCTAGTATCCGTAATAGTAAAATAACTAAATATAAGGTTAAGGAGATAAAAAATGGCAGTAACATATACTTGGGAAGTAACAGGTCTTAAGACAACAACAGTAGCTAACACTTCTGATGTTGTCGTTCAGACATACTGGAAGAAAAAGGGAACCGATGAAAGCGGTAATGTTGGCGAGTTTAGTGGAGCAACTCCGTTCTCTGCCAATAGCATGCCAGCAAACACAACTTTCGTTCCATTCTCTGATCTAACAGAATCAGACGTTCTATCATGGATTAAAGCCGTTGTTGTTGGTAATTACGAAGAACATGTAAACGGCCAGATCCAGAAACAGATTGATGATAAGAAGAACCCAGTCGTAGAGAACGTTCTACCTTGGGCTCCAGTAACAAATACTTCACCATCAACACCAGAACCATCAGTAAACACATCAAATAGTTCAACTAGCAACACTTAATAGGAGAAAATAATATGGATAAGAATGTAACTCTTGAATTGACTGTAGATCACCTTAACGTAATTCTACACGCTCTTTCTAAGCAGCCTCTTGAGGCAGTTATCATGACTTTCACTGAAATCCAGAAGCAGGCAGATCCTCAGGTAAGAGGAGCTAGACCAGAAGGTCCACTTTCAGATAAAGTGTTAAACTAAAAAAGGTTAACCAATGGCTATTGTCTACGAATGGGTCGTTTCTCAAATGGAATGTCACTCAGAAAAAAACAAAAAGAAACAAGTCGTTTCCCTTGTGTATTGGAGATATGCAGCTAGGGATGGCGAATATTACGCTGATGTTTATGGGTCTCAGCATTTGGATACAGACAACTTAAAAGGTTTTGTTCCATATGCGAACCTAACTAAAGAACAAGTCATTGGTTGGCTCGAAACTACTATGGGCGAAAAGAAAATCGCAGATTTTCAGGCATCTCTGAAGGCTGCGATTGAAGAAATGAAAGAGCCTAAAGTGGTTACGCCTCCACTGCCATGGTCGAATTAAGGAGTCATTAAATGTCAGTATCATATAAATGGGCTGTAAAAAATATTAAGTGCAAAAAGAACGATAAAGACGAAGATGTTGTTGCAGAAATTTACTGGAGCAAGGTCGGTAAAGATTCTTCTACTGGCGCCGAAGGCTATTTTGAAGGAATTGTTCATGCTGACAATATTCCTGTTGTTGAAGGCAAGCCATCGAAATTCGTTGCTTATAATAAACTAAAAGAATCAGACGTTCTTAATTGGGTTAAAAAGGTTGTTGGTTCTCATGAGAGTCAAATAGACCTTTCAATTCAGAAACAAATTGATGAACAGAATAATGTGTTAATTGATACTCCTTTGCCATGGGTTAAACCAGAAAAATAATCTAAATATCAAAAATAACTCCATAGGGGATAGGGAACCATGGCGTCAGTAGACTTTAAAGTAAAAAACGGTTTAGTAACCGGAGCAAACAATACATCACTAGGAACAGCTGTTACAGTCTTAATTGGTGGTAACGTTGGTATTGGTGATACAAATCCAAGTTACAAACTATCTGTTTCGGGTTCGTTAAATGCTACTGGTGCCATTACCCAAGCTGGTAATCAGGTACTTCATGCCTCTAACTATAACAGCTATGTTCCAACATTCTCAGGAACTGGTGCTACTGGCACTTGGGGCATTAATATTACAGGAAATGCTGTTACTGCAGGTGGTCTTGCTGTTTCATCTGCTCAAGCTGCATCTACAATTGTAGCTAGAGATGCAAGCGGTTATGCGTTCTTTAGTTATATCAACAGTGCTTCTCCAAACAACGAAAATCCAACCATATCTCAGATTGTTGTTACTACCGGCTCCGATGGTTATTATCGTAAATCTTCAATAGCTTCATTGACTTCAGCTGTCCAGAGCAACGCTTCTGGTAACTGGAACATCAATTCATATAACATAACACAGTATCCTCTTAATCAGAGTGTTCTTACAACTGCAGCCCCAACCTTTGCTGGCCTAACATCAACAAGTAATTTGACAGTGGCTGGAGGAGACCTTTATTCTTATAGGTCAGGAGGAACTACTGGCGTATTGTTTTTAAACAGCTCTGGAAGTAGATACCTTTATTGGGATAATACAACTTATAATTTGAATGGAGCAGAATTAAACATTAATGGGCAGCGTGCTCTTAATGCTG